CTCAACCAGGTGTCCAGCAAGGTTGAGTACTCCGGTCCAGCTGGGCGGCGTGCATCCAACTGGAATGCAGTTCGCAACGGTTATTACATAAAGCCCGGTCCTGGTCAGCAGCCTTATTGGTATGCTATACCAAAAGGAATTGCCGCTGGGCGTAAGACGGTCATTGCCGCCTACACAAAGGCGGGCCGTAATATTCCAAAAACGGTTCGGGAAATTTTCAAAATTTCTAACAATGTAAAAGTAAATACTACACGAAAGGCGCATGAGTTCATACGGGGTGCGAATGGAATCTTGCGCATAAATGGGAAACAGGCGACACGCCTAACGAAAAAAGAGCTGGTGTCCGTTGCGCGTAATGTGAATATTGCGCAAGTGAATAATAAAATGAAACCGTCAAATATAATAGCTCGTATTACCCAAAAAGTGGCACCAACGGGGGCAGGCGCATACAACATAACTATAGGTCCTATAAAGTATCAGTTTCTTAAAAATTCCCGAGTCCGGCGGCTCAAGAGTGGGAAACCGGCAACCACTCGTGATTGGGCAACTATGAAAAAGGTTGAAAAGGATGCAATCATAAATAGGTATATAAATAGTAATAATCGTGCAAATTTTATGAAAAAGAAGCCGTCTGAACAGTATGAGATAATATATAATAAATCGAAAGGCGGTTCCGTATCTTCGACCGGCTCGTCACTTGGTCGCAGCCTTGAAGAAGCATACCGCAGTTAGATGCAGTTGAGAATATCGAAAACCTTGTAGATTATATTGAAGAGTTCATCATCTGACTCGACAATTTTTGGATTAATAATTTCCAGCTCAACTTGATATGACATGTCATCATCCGAATCCTTGTCATCAGGAGTTCCCTTGATAATAGTCATATCGATTGATAAATTCTTTCTAACAAAAGACCAACGTTCCTTGTCCTTTTGTTCGGTACTCACCTCGTCGCCATCATACTCCCACGGCGCCTCTGTGGAGATTCCAAGACGGGCATCAAACTGAGACCCGTCAATCTTAAAATCATTCGTGCAGAGTCGTGTTTTGATACACCCATCCTGTTCGTCCGACTCCTCGTCAACCGTCAGGCGGCGAGAGTTTGGAAAATAATAGACGGTAGCCTTCGAGTGGCGACTCGTCTCCCACCCCTCATACTTCATCAATGACCGGAACACCTTATCAAACGTATCCTTTCCCACGTTTGTGTCAAATGAAGTCTTCGAACGACGACCTAGTCGAATCTCAACCTCAGAGTTTGGAAGATCCTTAAACTTCCGAATAACTGGTTTCCATTGCTCAAACAATTGGCGACTTTGAGGGTGCATTCTTTCTGTTAGAAAGAAAACGCGTGTTCTCTCTAAGAGATGAGAGGACTGTGCAATTTGGGAAACACGTGCTATTTTTCAACTGCAGTCCAATGTCTTGCACATGTTCCACCTCTTTCAAGATATTTTTTTGATAATTCTTATGATGGAAATTGTGAAATTACAAAAGAGTACACAAAGGTTGTCATGGATCTTTTCAGAATCCATGAAAGAGGCCCGGTCAACCCGTCGGCACTTCTCGCAGCATTCAGAGAGAAGTTCTCCCGGTTTGACAGCGGACAACATGATGCCCAGGAGGTTGTTCTAATTCTTATAGATGTTTTTGAGAAATCTCTGGGAAAAGATTTAATACAAAAAATATTCAATGGAAAAGAGACGCAGGAGGTGGCGTGGAATGGAGGGAAGACGACCCGGGTGAATCCATTTACACTGCTTTTTCTGGAGGTTGACAAGCCAGATAGTCTTCAGAACCTTGTGGATAAACACGAAGAGGTTATATGTTTAGAAAACTACGTGGACGATTCTGGACAGACGCACAAAAATGCGGCTCTCAGGAACAGTGTGACGCAGTGGCCAATGGTTCTCGGAGTTTCTTTTTCAATGTACATGAATAAATTTCCAATTGAAATTCCTCTTCAATTCCAAGGGCTCAGGCTATTTTCGTGTATTATACACCAAGGGGTGCTCAACGGGGGTCATTATGCGCTCATGGTTCGCCGATACGACAAGTGGTACATTAAAGATGACGAGCATGTTCGAGAGATTCCCGAACCAAAAGAGCTTCGAGGCGCTTTCTACATGGCATGGTATCGGTAAAATTCACAGAGTTCAATAGACTCTCGAATATTTACTATAGTTCGAAAATACGTGCGACGATTATTCGCATAAGTTTTGTCGGTTCGGATCTTTTCTACAAACCACCCAAGTTGTCCATAGCCACATTCGACTATGGTCCCATCTGGTATATCAACCGTCTTATGAAGTTCAGATTCCAAATATGGAATTCCTTTTTCTTGTACATATAAATTCTTCCCACTCATAATTGCAAAATCTATAGTAATTTTTTCACGGGGCTTCCACTTGAACATGGTTTCGTGTGTTCCAGTTTGTATAGGTTCTTTTACAGGTGTAAATACAAGACCGTCCGTCTCGTATTCAAACTTATCAAGAGCAGGCATGTCCTGAATTTTATTGAGTGGCCACATGGTCTTGACTCGGATCTCAAATTCTGCCCCAGAAGTTTTAATAATTGATTTAACAACTTTGCGAGCTGCATCGAGCCGCGCGTCGAGTGGCGCATGCGTCAAGTCTTCTCCTTTGACCCGAACCGCATCATAGACCATGAAGAGTTTCTTGCCTTCTCGAGTCGCCACGAGCTCTCCATCAAGTAGGGTATCCTTGGGAACCCTAATCTTTATAGCAAATGATTCAAACGATCGGTTGACAAGAAACACGCCGTCTGTAAAGCTCACAAGAAGGTGACGTAGTCCATCAGTTTTTTCACATACCAAATAGGGTTGTCTCTCGAGGATCGAGAAATGTCGGCGCTCGATAGACACTGGCTGAGGACCTGGAAATCGATCAAAATTTCCGCATCCCCAAGATTTTACAATAAATTCATTCATTTTACTTATTTTATTCGCTACTATAAACTCTAAGCCTCTAGAGAGACTCCCGCCGATTCTAGGATATTTCCAAAACATTCATGCACAAAATGGCATACGACATTGGCATTCGTTGCGGCTGCAATCTTGATTCCATGTGTGCGAAGACAGTCGAACATTGCCTGATTGTCAGACAGTGGGAGATTTACAGGAACCTTGCCCCCTCGAAGCTTTTTGTCGACTAGCTTTGAGTCCATAACCCACACGCGAGCAGATGTCTTTGTACATTCATACATTCCATCTGCAAGTTTCTTTCCAACTTCTGTGTCAAATGAGAGACCTCGCTGACTTGCTGACTCGGTCGATCCACTCTTTGTTTTTTTAGCAAACATGTCCCAATCGATTCCCTCTTTGACAGATGGGAAGACGACTACACTCACCCCGGGCTCGAACGGGAGAACGACTCGACTAATCTCCTCGACGTTGAGATTCGTACCGTAGTCCATCCAGAAGATGCGCTCGCCAGACTTGATCACCTTCGGAAGGTTTGATTTATCTTCGACAAAGTGAATTTCAATATGTAGGCTATTCTGCATACAGAGCATATGAACATTCATAGCTGTATGAAGTGTTGTTGCGCTAATTGATTTATTACGAGTCACCATGCAAATATGGATAATCTGCATTTAACTTTAAGGACTTGTATGTTTTAACTATACATTCGCCTGAAGTCGCTCTTCGAGAGTTCCCTGAAACCGCAAGTTTCCTACGTGGCCTAGAATTGTCATGCAGTCTGCGAAAATCTGACCGCCCATTTGCTGCCACCTCCGACAGAATGCATAGTCCTCGGACAGGTATCTCCTCGACACCGGATCAATCATACAATCGAACACGGCGTTGTATTCGTCAAGATCCTTGTTCTGGTGGTCGTTGACGCACTGAAGCTCTGGATATTTTTCAAACATCTTCGTAAATACGTCACGTTTGATGAGCATGAATCCGGTCGGCCCGTCGAGCACCTCTGCGAACCCATCCTTAATTTGGGTCTGTGCATATTTAAAATTCATAACAAGGGATGACGAGACGCGGGCCAGGTCCTTCTTCGCACCCTTCTTGACCTCATCTTCCGCCTGATTCCACATAATGCACTTTTTGGGATAGGCTGCCACTGCGATATCATGGCCAGACTTGATGAGACGAACGACCGCCTCCGGGTCAAAGTGCACGTCGGCATCTATAAAAAGAAAATGGGTCGCTTCGGTCTTTTGATAAAACCTAGCAACGGCAATATTTCGGGCACGGTGGACTAGGGACTCGTTTTCAGTTGTGTCGAGCATCATCTGATAACCATTTATCGCACACGTGCGCTGTAGACGAAGCATGGATTCCGCGTACGCTTGGAGACAAATACCCCCATAACATGGGGTCGATACAAAGAGTATGACTGGGGCCATTACATTAAACTACGTTCTTGTCCTTAAGTTCTGCTTTCACTATATTCTCAATTTTTGCCAAAGTTGGAACAGACACATCGCACACTTTGCAAACCGTTGATCGGTCTATTTTGTGCCCCATACCTGTAAGAACAATGAAGATTACAGCGCACGCGATAGCTTTCGGTGTTCTCCCCATGAGTTCGACTGATTCCTCAAGAGAATTGCATATTTTAATGACTCGCATCTTCACCCTGCCCTTGTCGACATCTGGAATCGCAATGTCGTTGAAAAATCTCGGAACGAGGTGTGACGCCGTCATAACATGAACCTCTGTATCAGGTACCTGTTCTTGATATATCTCGGTTGTTCTGGAAAGATCTCTCACGGGAATACCGAATGCGTCTGCAATTTCCTTTGTACTCCTTGAAATATTATGCTCCCTGCATGCCTGAAATATGCAATTCGCTTTGACACCGTTTCGAACAGCGCCTCGAGTGAGTTTGGACTCGTTGAATTCCTTGTACTTGATCTTGGCAGAATACATGACCATATCGGGCAGTCCTAGGACTCGGCTGCCAACGTCCATGAGCTGTTGATAGGCGTGAAAGAGCGCCCTGTCTCGGTGATGCATGCTCACGTGGTGATGAATTCGACTCATTCTGGCAGTGGCGTATGATTTTGTTTTCGGTACAATCATCGTGCCCATTCCCCAAGACTCTGAAAAGTGGTCTAGGTTTATGGGAGCACCTACACGAGATGGGTCCTTGTTCCCACTGTCAGGATCCCCGCCTGAATTCCACTCAGGTTCGTGACTTATCCACGAGTCATCCGTCAGGCCACATGATGTGCATACTGGCATCATATCCATGACTTTTATACCTCCACATCTACAAAACCATTCAGACTCGGGTTCTGGCTCGGGAGTGACTCGCAGCTCATCCACCTGTGCCCAGATCTGTTCGATATCCATTTTGACGGAACCTACAACGCGGTAACCTGGCGTGGAAAAAACCTCAATTCTCTTTATATGCAGTCGTTCGTACCACCCGTTGTTGACCACGTGAAGCGTTCCACGATCGAGACTCTCCGGTCAAAATCTCCATTTAGCATTCTAAATATTGTTGCACTTGTTGCAATTCTGATAATTGGCTATTTCCTATACAAGAAATTTACAGCCAAGTTTTCTTCTGGTTCCATCAAGATGGCTCGTCCTCCAGTTCGCCCCCGCGCACCCCCCAAGAAGGTGACTTTCAAGCCTCCCGTGGTTGAAGAGTCCGAAGAGTCTGAGGACGAAGAGGACCCAGGTGAGGAGGAGGATGTTCCTGATGTTGATGTTAAGGAGGATTAATACTTTTTTTCAACAAATTTACAGTTTTTGCCTTTAATTTTCTAAGAGGGGTAATGTGATTAAACAAATCGATATCCTCTTTCTTAAATCCATATTCTTTCATTAATTCAATCGCTTTGTTTTCATCTTTTTCTATATAGTCCATAATAAGCAATACTCCGTCAATGTCTTGTTTCAATTGAGGTATTCTTTCGTACATTGCTTTAATTTTTTTGCGACGCATGCACATATTTTGATATCGTGTCCATGAGCTTCCGGGCTTGAGGTTCTGTCCCAGCGTATGTCCAATCTCAATTGCGGGAAGTATACACCCCCACATGTTGAAATAGGGCATAAATTCCCACTCTCCAGAATATACAATCATGTCTATAATGTCTGCACTACTGAAAAGGTCAGAAACTATTTCATAATTTACAGTTGGAGAATCTAAATAATTTGCATTTAAAATTGAAGCCATATTTCCAGGCTCTGCAATTGGTTGCCCAATAAATTGTATTGGATTCACGTTTGAATTTTTAGACACAAGAGATGCTACAAACTCTTTAGGACCTTGAAAGTCATCCTTAAAGTCAGACTTGAACCTTGATGCTTGAAGTATCCACCGAATGTCTCCACCAGACGCATCAATAGTTTCGTCAGTCGCCCCGGGGACTATACGTTTCAATTCTTCTCTGGAATATATTGGAAATTCATAATTTATAATTTCAAAATTAAATTTTACAGGAATTTGAGAGATTACAATAAACTGACCATCAGTTGGTATTTCTATAATTTCTTTCATGCCTATAAGACCAACCACACATTCATATTCATCCAAAATTATATTAATTTTTGTTCCACGAATTTTAGATAAAAATTCATTCGTATCTTGTTTACTCTTGAGTATATCAGCTGTAATCTCTACACATGGATCATATGCATCATGAACTGCCCACGACTTGCCTATACCCGTTCTTCCAAGAATACATATTGCGCGGCCAAGCTTCGTAAATTCATACGTCTTTTTTTGTTTGCCATTTCTAAAGTATTTATCCATGATTTCAGATGATGAAACAGATGAGCCTCTTAGTAAACAGATTCTAAATATGGTTCTTGATAATAACGCAGTAAGGGCGGCGTACCCTTGGTTAACAGGCTACATTGTTTTTAACATAATAATCTTGGCTTTACTAATTTATATCTCCATTAGAATTAGCTTCAAATGATAATTCTAAAAAAGTCTACGAATGCTAAGCATAAATTCATGGCTACATTTCCAGATGGAAAGGTGGTGCGTTTTGGTGCAAAAGGATATTCAGATTATACAATTCACAAAGATAAAGAGCGAATGAAGAGATATGTCGTGAGGCATGGGAGAGGGGGTGAGAATTGGACACGTTCTGGTGCCAAAACTGCAGGGTTCTGGGCTCGCTGGCTTCTATGGTCAGCTCCAAATTTTAAACAAGCTCTCAGGAAAACGGAAAAAATAGTTGGTCAGAAAATAATATACAAATAATACAATGGATCAAATATTTGCATTATTAAATACTGTAATTTGTGTATTTGCATTTATAAAAGGGGCTTCATATGTAAAAGATAGTTCGAATGAACGAAATATGTGGTGGCAAATGAATGCAGCAATGGTGGCAATAGCTTCACTAGGAATTATGGTAAACTTGTATATAATATCAAAGCCATTTATGTCTTCTAGTCATGCACCTGTTCAGGTTCCTGTTCAGGTTCCTGTTCAGGTTCCTGTTCATACAACATCTTCTGGTCTTAACTCAGCTGAGCAAACTCTTCTAAAAAAGTCTGAGCTAGCAAGTCAGGCTGCTAAGCTCATCAATCAGCTCAATCAAGCTTGAGAGAGAGTAGCGCTCAAACGTCCAAAAGCTTCAGGAGTCTTATTAGAATCATACTCCATGGTATTCTGAGCGCAAATGCCTATTGACCCAGCCTCTGCGTAGGCATCCTGGTTCGCACCCATATATATAAACTTCCAGCCATCCTTTGTCTTCTGTTCGACAAGATCCTTGAGATGAGCCTTGGTATAAGACTTTGATGAATTCTCAAGACCATCGGTGAAGATTGCAACGGTCCGGGGAAGAGTGTCACTCACGGATTTGATAAACTTTCCAACTGCATCCAAAAGAGCTGTTGACCCACGAGGCACGTATGTCCCGTTGGTCAGGGGCTTAACCTCAGACATCTTGACGTCTGAAAAAGATACGAGATACTCATGATCAAACTGAACAAGTGTGAGAGTTGAATTCGGATCCTGTTCTTTGATAAATGAGTTGAACCCACCAATGACATCACTGTGGCACGACTCCATGGAACCAGAGCGATCGAGAAGGAACGCAAACGAAGTCATTGTTACTTTACATAACAGAGCTCGAGCGCCTTAAGTGCAGATGCACCCACAATCGTGATTGTGTTTACATAGATGGTGTCAGCCACCCAGCGCAAACCTTGGCATGTCGGTGATGCGTATGCGAAAATTGATGTAATGAACCCGGCACAGTGCTCGTAGTACAACCTCTCACTTAGCCAGCGGACTACATGTGAACCAATTACAATGGCGACAAGTCTCATTATAAAGTTTGCGTGTGTTCCCTCTAAGTTTGCACCCAAAAAAAACTTGGCGCCAAAAGTTGGGAGAGTTATATGATTTTTCAGATAGTTACACGCTCTATTGGGGAAACAAGCCTAAGGATGACCTGACCCACCAGTTCGAGGCCGGAGCGTTTGACGACGGGCAGAAGACGCTGATCGAGAAACTGTTGCGGCGGATGTCGACCGTGATGGACGCACAGAAGACGGTGTTCGCTTACTGAGATTAAGAGCCATGAGATTATTACTAATATTTGTAAACCCAAACCGTCTGTACCAAACTCTCACCCGTTCTTCTGTAGGCTCTAGAAATATATACTTGAGTTTTCTACGTTTTGCATCTTTAATAATTTGAGCAAGGATAGCAGATCCGTATCCATGTCCAGATTTAGCACCTATAAGGAATATATATGCAGCACCTCCCAAGTTGGGAACGTTTTTACCCATTACGGCAAACCCCTTCAGTTTACCAGAAGGGGTGCGAATGGCATAATTATTCCCACGCAGCGGGTGTCGCATAGTCTTCCAGAACCACTTTTCACCTATACTTTTCTCAACAATTTTGTACATTGTGTGTCTCTTGCCTTTGAGGACTGAACGCTTGGGACCTGAGGTTACGTTCATAACTTATTCTAACATTATAATATCAGGATGGATACTATTGTATTTCAGATTGAAGATAGGGACAATGAAAATGTAGATGCCCTTATGGACAATGTGAAAGAATGGTGCGAGCTGAAAGGTATAGACTATAGAAGGTATAAAGGGTACAGTACTGACATGGTACACTACTGGTGGAAAGTTCACAAGTTGAAAGATATTATGAACGAGAACCCATCTGTAAAATACATTATATGGATGGATTCTGATATTTACATTTATAATTTCAATAAAGACCCGAGAGAACTTATTACGCCAGAACTCGACTTTGTTGGCTCACATGATCCAGAAGACCCAAAAGATACAGAAGACTGGTTTAACGCAGGTGTCTTTTGTATAAGAAATAGTGAAAGTGGTCGTGCACTTGTAGACAAATGGATTACTCTTTATGACCCGTCAAAGTGGAGTAGAAATTCAGAAGGAAAGTGGACAACAGATGACAGGTGGGCGGGGCCCAACTATGAACAAGGATCTTTTTGCGAACAAATTCTTCAAAAAACAGAATTCAAAAATAAAATAAAAATTTATCCCTCAACATATTTCAACGAATTGTTCAACTGGAAAAATCCCGCCCCAGAGTGTTTTTCAATACACTTAATGAGAGGTTTAGCTCAACAAAATGGAATTTATGTAATGTGGCGTCATCGATTTGAATCTCTTCTAATGTTTTTTATATTTTTATTTATATTTATAGCTTTGTTCTATTTAAAAACACTACTGGTAAAATAGTTAGAAATGCCTATTGAAATTATGGCCCTTGCAATCCTTGGCGGAACGACCACATTGTTCACAACTATCATATTCGCTCACCTCGAACGACGTATTCGAGCTGTTGAGGACGAGTTCAAGAACGAATGAACACTACTCTTTCGCGCGTGTAATAAGATATAGAATTTCCTGAACCTCACCGCGCCCCTCGCCCGTCTTTGTTCCGCGCCCGGTATATCGCTGATAGGTTCGCACGTGCCTCTCCGTCTCGTATTCGGCGAGCAGCTTTTGCCATTCCGCATCCCCAAGAATGCCCTCGTCGTTATATGACACGAGCACATACTTGGAGACCCGGGTCGACTCCTTCAGAAGATCCTTCATCGCGTCAAACACTCCTCGTTTCGAGTTATAGTCTGACTTGACCCGAACCTTTGGAAGACCAGTGACTGTATTCACGTTGGTGGGACGCTCGTTCTTTGCCACAATATTCAGAAGAAAATAGAAAGCTCCGTACTCGTGGTGGTTGTAGGGCGGGTCATAATAAATCAAATCGAGTGAGTTATCTGGCATTGTCTTCACGAGATCGTTTGTGGACATGTTATGCGATTGAACATCAACGTCCAAATCGTGCCACACCGGACACGTCAGGGACAGCGGATCAGTCCTATTGTTTGACGAAAAAGTTCCGATATCGTTCTTGTCTTTGATAAATGCCCTGAAATGTCCCATACTGTTTGCGTGAATAGCCATTTGGACCAGAATAGGCACCAGGCACCATTCTTTGAGTTCTGGGTCGATCGTATCGACGTATGCACGCCACGTATCGATTCGAAGAGCATTCTCGTGCGTGAAAAAACACCTCTCACCGTGCTTGATATTCTGAGTATCCGCGGGAGCGTAAAGTTCAGTCACGATTCCTGGGGTAAATTCAATAATATTATTCATAGTCTCAATATGATAGCGAATTGCGCGCTGCTGAGTCTCTGTTGGACGCTTCAGAAAACAGTTTGACGCGAGATACGAATAGAGTTCGAGATCATTCGTATGAAGCTCTGAAGCATGAGGGGCGAGGGCGCGGGCAACAACAGTCGAACCCGTGAACCCGTCCATGAGTCGCAGCTTATCCTTTCCGAGACGCGTCTTGACGTCATTTACTGACTGAATAATTCCGTCAAGAAGCTTCCTCTTGTTTCCAAGATAGGTATACATTGGCTGGTGAATATAAGCCTCCATACATATTTAGGGTGCCTGGTCTTTAATTAAGCATGCATCTCGCATGCTTATGAACTGTTTGGAAAGTTCCAAGTGCCATGGGTAAAGAACACATAGTGAAAACATAAAACTCGCCGTACTGACGGTGAGGGCCACTATGGGAGTCCATTTTGAATTTTCCATACTTTTAAATTATAAATTAGTTTATGAAGAAAACTGCGGAAGGAACCGAGCACTAGGATCTGTCGCGTTTGACCACTTGGGCATCCATGTATATGGACACAAGTGAATATTTTTTCCAAAATATTTTGTAAAAATTGTAATGTACTTATCCTCCCCATACTTTTTGAGCGCATCAACCCACTCGTATCCAACCGCGTCGCTCATGCCGTTCTTCTGACGCCAGCAAATTTCGTGAGGAAGAATATTCTCGAACGCCTCGCGAAGCAGGTACTTTTCCCAACTACCTTTTGGCCGCTTAAGATCTGGATCAAACCCATCCATAACATAGTCCAGAAAGTCGCGGTCGAAAAACGGAACTCGAAGTTCGAGGCCGTGTGCAGCAGTCGTGCGATCGGCTCGAAGCACGTCGAACATGTGTACGTCTCGCACAAGTCTGGTTGTCTCGGTAAGAAATGCATCGACGCTCGGAGCCCCGTGAAAGTATAAATACCCGCCAAAGAGTTCGTCCGACCCCTCTCCACTCAAAACTACCCGAATATCTGTATTTTCCTTAATGTACTTACTCAGAAGAAACATTGGAATAGATGCGCGGACAGTGGTTGTATCGTACGTCTCGAGGTGATAAATTACGTCCCGAATTGCATTAATACCTTGTTCAGTTGTAAACTTGACCTCTGTGTGATCAGAACCGAGAAAGTCAGCCATAGTCCGGGCCGCGAGCAAGTCTGGAGATCCTTCAAGGCCGATTGAAAAAGTTTTAATCTTTCCAAGAAATTTCTTCCCAAGTGCGGCAATGATTGAAGAATCGAGCCCTCCACTCAGAAAAAACCCAATAGGTCGATCAGAGGTCTCGACGCGCTTACGAACAGACTCCTCCAGCAGATATGCGATATGACTCTTCACAAATTCTACGTCTCCATCTTTCCGAGGACAGTCCCAATAGTTTGGAGCCCAGTGAATGAAACGGTTCAGGTGTGGATCATACAAAGTACCAGGTGGGAAAATTTCAATCAATCCACCCAGGTGCATGAGAGCCTTGATCTCTGACGCAAACGAAATACCACCCCCCAAAGTCTTGCAATAGAACAAAGGGCGAACTCCAACTTGATCGCGCGCCGCCCAGAGCTTCTCGCCGTCAGTATACACAAATGCAAAATCGCCGCTCATGAGCTCACACGCGCGAAAGAGCCCGTGCTTCTTCACCAGTGGCAGAATGACCTCGCAATCGGAGTGGGCCGGATCACCTCCAAGTTCGACATGATTATAAATTTCTGCATTTGCAATCAGAAACTTACCGTCGTGTTCAAACGGCTGTGTTCCAATGTCCCCGATGCCGTTGATGGCGAGCCGCCAGAACATGAGATTCATATTTTTTACAAGGACATTACTGAAATCATCTGGACCACGGTGTTGCAGAACGTTTGTTGGGGGAGGCTTCTCACCGGCGAAGATTCCGCACATCTTTTAGATATCAAAAGGGTGGTGTCTCTAAGCCGTCTTTTTCGTTAAAAAGTAACCGAGACCTATAAGAACAATTATTATTAGACATATAAATATGTATAGCCAATTTGAGGATGAGGGTGAGGATAATCCAGGGTTGTTACCAGCTGAATCTTTGTCAGGAAATTGACTGAAGAGTCCCATATAATTATATAATATATAATTATATGGAAGAATATTTAATAATCATAATTCTCATAATTTTAATTTTGATTATTTTAAGTAGAAAATCAAATTATGATCTGGTTGATAAGTCGGTAATGACAGCCATATCCTGGATGACGGATGCGCAATTTTTGTATACACTTTTTTACATGAAAGGGGCAAACCGTCCAACCGATATACAGGTACTTGCAGCAGGTGTACCTACACCTGCTGGTAACTGGGTATGCAATAGCTCAGGTGGTAGTCAGGCATGCGCGCTGTGGTCAATGCCTTTTGATGCCGTGGCGAACTATAATAAACTTCAAGACTTTTGTACAATTGCCATAAATCAAATTAAGGGTGCAAATTCATACGACCTTATAAATAAATACCTACCATCTGGAATCTTACCATATAGTTCAGATTCTGAATTGAATGCCGTATTTGACAGCGCGTATACAAATGGTGAACCCACCGGGACTTCCGCTCAAGTCATCCGGGACCGTACAATGTTGCACATGGTCGCGTACATATATACCGGCCTTACCACTATTGGGGCCGGAATGGGAGGGTACCCATTTCCCGAAAATGGACGAGTTTCATGGACGAGTCAAGTAATGTCAGTTACAGGAAAGACTGCAAATGAAGTACTTTCTTTAGGATATGAAATTACTAAGAATTTCTTGTTACCAAGGCAATATTATGAGTCTATTTCGACAATTGATTTACCAGCTGCTATTACTTATATAAACTCTGTTTTGCCGAGTAACTTTAATAAATATTATATTCCATCTGGGTCAATGAGCGGGATTTCTCCCGCAGCCATGGAATTTTCAAATGAGGATTCTTCATTGCACCCAGAAAACGAGGCTAGGTGGCCTTGGTTGTGTAGAGTATCTTCTATAGGTCAGATATATGTTGCTTACCTTGTGAAAGAAAAATGGAAGCTCGACATGAACTGGGTTCCACCAGGTTTTCCAATTGTTGATAATGTTGTTAAAAAATATCTTGATCCGTCTTCTTCAGTAGACTTTAGCGGACTAAAATTTGAAACCTCCTATGGTTCCGGCTCGGGATCTTCCGGATCTGGCTCCGGCTCTGGTTCCTAGGTTTTAGTTCACAACTTTAAGTCGCCCTACACGCTTGAGTTTCAATGGACTTGCAATCTTTGGTCGAGGGGTTAGACTTTTGGACCGTCGAGGGCTTAGACTTTTGGATCGGCGAGGGCTTGTCGTCTTGCGGGGCGACTTGTAGTTTTTCATCTCGCTCGCAACCGCGAGTCTCCGATTCTTGATAATATTCTCCCTTGGCCGTATAAACTTTTTGCCATAATGTATATTTGCCATATGTACGTTGGCCCTTGATGCGTTCCGAACAGGTATTTCTGCCCCCTTATTACTATTAAATGCGGTCGGAGTCCAAAACTGTTGATTTACTGGAAGTTTATTATAATGTTCGCGCTCAGTCTTACCGAGTGGTATATTCTTCGAACGACCAAAGTCGATAGCCCACATACCCGTAAGGCGGCCAACAGAATCTGCCGTTACTAGGATATTTTCCGAGTGCAGGTTGCCATGAGAAACTCCACGAATGTGCATAGATTCTATAAGATCAAAAACCCTATTCTGTATACGCATCCTATTTGCATCTGGAAATTTCCTAATATATTGCTTAAGAGTCATGGCATTTCCACCCCCAACTTGCCCCATTATGAAAATAGTCAGACCCTCTCCGAATTTATTCACATTCAACAACGCCCTAAAATGATCCCGCACTCTATTTGTCATTGTTTTAAAATTTAAATGATTTCCATTTTTAATTCTAGGAAATTTAAAATTACCCTGAAGTTTCTTGAGAGCTTTCCATTCTTGGGGGGCATAGTCCATCACAAACTTCATGTAACGCCCATCGTTTGTCTCGAACACGCGTCCATCGGCCCCGCCTCCAACGAATTTTACAGGGAGTGGCCACTTGGGATTGATAGCCTTCACAGTCTCTCGTATAGCCTGAATGTTCATATTATTTATCAACATATTTAAAACACTCCCACAACTTTGAGGTCCTCTTGGATATTGCTGAAAATTCATCAATTGTAAAATTATCTCCCATAGATCTATTACATTTTGCGCAAATTGGGCGGAGGTTAGAAATATCGATAGTGCCGCCTTTACTTTCGGGAATGTTATGACCCACCTCAAACGCAAACGGGGACATCATATTTTCACACCATGTGACTAGACATTTATGCTTAAATGCACGATCTCCGCAGTAAAGAAGCCAGACTTGCTCGCGAAGAGCTCCTGGAATGTGAGCCTTCCTCATATATTATTTAAAATTTAATTCTTTATTAAGAGCAAATATCTTCGAGAATCTTGATTCGTTCGCGGATCAATCCGTCAAGAACCATGTCCATAATTTCCAGAGACGTCTTGGCTTGAATTACATTCTCAAGAAGCTGGATATATTCACACGAATACATGAGACTGGAAGATTCATATATACTCGAGGGATAGAGTGTTTCGGCCGATTGTTTTTTGTGTTCTTCAAGGCGTTTCCTAGCCTCTTGAAGTGCATGGTTCTTTTCTTCACGCTTCTTGAAAAAGTCTACGCTTTGAGTATTTCGAATGCTCAATTCCATCTTGTTTTGTATACGATACTATTATTTAAGTCTCATTCTATTATATGAACCCACGACACATAATTCTGAAAAAGAGATGGCCAGAAAGATATTTCACGGGGCTTTCTATGCCCCTCAAATTGAAGCGAGAAAAGGAACTCCTCAAGCGGCGGAAGACGGCGTATTCTAAACTATCTCTAGGAAAATCAAACGCGGGTGGAACGAAGAAAAAGTCCAGGTGGACCCAGCTCTTTCACAAGACCTATCCTGAACTAAAGTTTAACAAGAATGCTATTTCTCGGCGAACGGGGATTAGTCGTTCGACGCTGAATACAGTTTATAACAGGGGTCTGAAGGCGTGGAAAACTGGAGGGAGCCGTCCGGGAGTGACAGCCCCTCAGTGGGCTGTGGCAAGGGTCTATAAATATGTTTTAGTTACAAAACGAAAAGCTCCTAAAGCTTGGTATGCTACGCGCGCTGATCCCGATCAGGATCTTCGAGAGTGAACTGGACGAATAGCCTTGGGAGCATGCTTAATAAGATGTGACGGAGAGGCCGCTTTGATCCCGTAGTACTTTTTATAATTTGAAATTACAAAATATGTCTCCTTGGTCGCCTTGTAAATAACGCGACCTTTACGATCTTTATAGGGAGTGACAACGTACGGGATTCTATTACCTAAAATATTAGAGAGATGTTCACGACGCGTCTTCGTTGCATGCTTCACGAGGGCATTAAATCGCTTCATACTATTACACAACAATTTTAATCAAGTCGAACTTGTTATCGAACCCTATTCGGGCCGATATTTCGCGGACGAGGCCTTCCCACAGAACCTTGACCGTTTCACATTCTGGGATAATCTTTGTGATTCTTCCTCGAATGTATTTCTTGGGTAAAAATAGATCTGGACCCCTGAGGACCTCTTCACCGACTTGTGCGTTTTCGATCGTGACAACCTCAGGCTGACGTGGCTGACCAATTTGCCACAAGTGGCACTTGATCGAAAGTTCGGTTCGGCCCATACTTTGAGCGATAACCTTGGCGGGCAGGCCAGACGCCCAAAGTTCCTCCATGCGAAGAGACTCTTCGGGCGTCCATTTTTTGTGAGATCTCTGGGGAGTTCCTTTCAAAACTTGAAATCGTTTACAGATTTGTGTTTTTTCAAGTTTTGAAAGAGATGTCCATATCGCCTCGAGGGCAATCACGTGTTCCATTTTACATGATAAATTAGGAAGCGAAACCTTTAGTTGATGTAGATGCCCTAATCGGGCCGATATTTCGCGGACGAGGCCTTCCCACAGAACCCTAATTCCTGTATAGTCTGTATGTCTGTTTTCCAGTATTACCGATCACATTATTGTGAAGTGGAGTGTTGATAATGCGGGCCGTCTTTAGATTGCTCAGGTACCGTGCATATTTCTTAATCTTTTCTTCATCTTTCTTGTTGATACCATGAGGATATCTACTTCCCTTCTTCAGAGGATCGAACGCGAGGGTCTTTGAACGGGGTGACCGGAACCCTGTGCTCTTCTTTGACATCATAGCCAGAAAGTTGTGGGCCAGGTGTGTGTAATTTCTATAGGCATTTGCGTTCCGAAGTAACTCAGTATAATAATTCTTGTAGAGTTCTGCATTATGAGGAAGTACCCTGAGACCCAGGGCTTTGCGCTTTTCATTCTTCTTCCTGTTATACGTGTTTCTCGCAATACGCAAATTTTTAAAAGTATTTCTGCGGCGTAGATTGGCCTCGCGGACGCGGCGAAGGGCCGCACGGGCCGCGTTCAAGTTGTTCGAGACGAGACGTGGAGAAGGCATCGATTACTATTACACAACATTAATAATCATAAATACCCTCAGACTGCTTCTTCCAGTACGCCACGGACTCCTCGAGAGTCCTGATGCGAGTCAGGAGCTCAGCCTCGATTCTCTCACGATGAATGAGTTTATTTTTGAGACGCTCAATTTCATTCTCAAATTGCTTCGACTGAACTCGAACGTCTTTCACCTCTTGGTTCTGTTCCCATGCGATATGCATCTTGGACTTTTTATGAGTCGTTAGGGCGTGAGCATTTTTATATGTAAACTCAGGACGACAGGGACACTTGAAGGTGCTAGAAAGTTCCATTACACTACACACTCTGCTATTTCCTTAAGTACAGGCTCTTTGACCCACTGATATTCGATCGGGACTTTTGATGGCCAGATGTAGCCGTAGGACGCGTAGGGTCCGACCTCGAACGAATAGAACGAGGGGTCTTTTCGGTTGAGGGATGCTCGATGCGACATTATGAGGGGCTCCCATCCCCACCATGGAGGAAACCGCGGTGTTCGACAGTGCGGCAATTTCTGCATGGTGTTTCTGTACCCTCGTGCGATCCATTCATCGATCATGACATTCGTGTACATCGCGAGCGCGCATGTATAACCGTCCCAAGCCTTGGAGGCCGGGTGGTTCTTCCAGCCCTTGGTGATTCCACGAAGGGCCCGCCAGATCTGCCAAGCCTCGACGCGTTGCTTGCCGAGTCGGCGATAGTCGAGCGACTTGGCGCATTCCTGGAGACTAGACGAGGTTACGAAGGTGTTGACCATTTGTTCCAAGTGCGTAGCACTTGTCCAAGTGCGTAGCACTTGTCCCTGACAGAAACAGCACACGAATTTTTACCTTGCACCCTAGTAATGAACAACTTTAACAAGTTATTGAACGGATTGAATTACAAAATCAAACGCAACTCAAATGGACGTCATGTTGACATCACTCATAAACCAACTGGTTCTTATGTAACACTTTACAATCGATCTAAATACGTCGAAATATTGAATGGTAAAACTCCTAATACCGCGCGTGGAAAAGGGGTCGGAACAAACCTTCGAGCTCTTGCGACAATGTATGCAATTATGAAAAATAAACCAATAATACAATTTGGTGTAAATATAGAAAAGCGTTCAGTTGCACGGCGAAAAAATAATCCATCCGCTTCAAACTTACCAACTTCTACATATATTCTTCGGCATGTACTTGGATGGAAACCACGCGGTAAAACAAACCATTCGCAATTTTTAGTAGGAAATGACACCACGGCCGTCAAGAACAGAGTAAGTAATATCAAGAGAAGGAGCACTAATGCCCAGTCGTCTTGAAGAGCATACGACACGAATTTTACTCACTCTCCGAGTCCTCGTCAGACTCTTCGAATTCACCGTCAGAATCAAACACGTGCGTTCTCGCATAGCACTGAGGCGATGTATGCCCTTCCCTGCCGCACGTGTAGCAGACCAAAACCTCTGAGCGTGCATAACACTGAGAAGCCCAGTGGCCATTACGCCCGCATCTTTGACATCGGTCAGTTCCTCCAAGGACTTCCCGCCGCTCATCGTCAAGATCCTCTCGGTGCAGATTAGGGTTGCAGTAAGAGCCACCACGGACATTTTGCCAGCCATAACGGCTCATATATTCCTTGGTTACGAGGTCTTCCTCAAGATTCGAGACATTCTCCCGAACTTCGACGACACCGATCGGAGGATGCATTTGGGTCCAGACGCTTCCGTATCCCTGAAAGTGTGCGCGGATACGAGAGGATGGATCACTTGTTTTGCCGACATAGTACTTGCCGTGCTGAAGACGCAGGACATAGACGTTAGTAGGCATTTTATTCAGGATACGTAATACAGGACCCTGGCAAGGACAGAACACGTTTTTACCATTCCAAAATTGTAGAAAACTCGCGAAGTTTGCTATAGGAAAGTGGCTGAAGTCTATCCCATAGAACCTTTGGGGTGATCATTGAATGATTTCCCCTCGCACGATTTGAAATATTTATATATTTATTATCAAAATTGTGGAGCTGGCGGCGAGTAGAGTTATTCATCGTGTCTCTGTAGACCCACCATGTAATGTAATATGCATACATGATGAACTTGATAAGGTCCGCACGATTCCGGGAGTTTCTCAGATTGGTCACCATATTTATGTTAAAATTTGTACGCTTATTAAGGTTTCGTAGATTTGATGGAATATTCGGACGAGGAACAGTGGCAACCATGGGATATTTATTTCCAGGATTATATACTATATGGGCCATACTATTAGACAACACTTTAAACTTTGGCGTGCTTCGGGGAAGTTCCCACCTTTCCCGTCATTATATTAAACCTGCGCTTCGTTTTGCGATATTGACTCCCGCCAAAGTTTCCTATTCCTGGCGCGGGCGGTCTGTATTCGAATGTGCTCTTGGCGAACCGTCCGATATTTCGTCCACGAGCAGCCGCCGCCTCCTTTCGGTTCTTTATTTTATTAAGGGTTCTGACTCCAAATAATAGATTATTTTCCATCTTGGCTAGCTCGCGGTTAATTTTCAGCTGTTTATTGGCCCAGTTTTTAGACCGCAGTGCTGTTGTTTTATTTCCAGTCGCGGCGTGAGCCAACCTCTCCTTGTTCTTGGCAATGAGTCTATTGACAATAGGGACGCGACTGTTCATATTCGCAATTTGCTTTTTTAACGCGTTCCACTGATTCCATGTTGCTGTAGTGCCATTCATATAAAGAGGCGGGAGGGGTCGGCGACGACCTTCGCGTACATTCCATACGGAAGGAAAAACCTCATTTCGAAGTATGCGACCCATACTTGCCTGAAGGGCTTTTAGGCGAAGACTTTTGTTCATTACTATAATTATTATTTTAAATAGACTTTTCGGAAAAACTTTTTTCAATTTTTCTATAAAAGTAACCTCTCTTCTCGAAAATCGTTCCCGGAGGTGCGTAGGCCCTCTCACGCCATATCCTCTGTGCCGCAATTATCGCATCTTCCTCACGCTGAATTGAACCGTCCGGAAGTAGATGGACGTTTTCACCAGTTGTATTTATTCGTCTTTTCTTTTCAAGACTTTTTGAAAATTCTTCGTTCCAGAAGAGGTTCATGTAATATATTTAAAGTTTAATTCTTTTAAATAATATATATCATATGGACGAGTGTCCTATTTGTACAGAACCTCTTTCAGGAAATATCGCAACCCTTGGATGCTGTAGTAAACTCATGCATGTCGAGTGTCTGGTGAAATGCATGAAGGTCAGGTTAACATGTCCCATGTGTCGGGCCAACCATGAGAGTCTAAATATTGTTCAGAATACTGAAACTACTGTATTTGTAAATTCTCCTCCAAAAAATACTACACTTTTTAGAAATGCTTTTATGTTTATGGCATTAACATCTACCATAATTGTATCTTGTTTTCATTAAGAATCTTCACTGCGAGCCAGGAAATAGGTTTTGATTTCAGCTTCAAGACGTTTTCCTCTGCTCGTCAGTTGTATTATACCTTCATCATTGACACCAATGTCCAAAAACGGATCATATTTATTATGTATAAGAATGTTCCACCGTTCTTTGTATTTACGGTTTTCGAGTGTTCCGTGCCAATTGTGAACAATCGTACCATTAATCCATCCAAGCGAAAGTCCCTTGACACGGTTCTGAAACTCTTCAAGCATGTCCCGATAGTTGGCGTGCATTTTACTTGGGCCACTTTCGAGTGCTTTCCCAATCATAGCCATTGCCATGTGTCTATCGGCAGACCCTAGAATTGCCCAGTCTATGAGACCACCTGTCCGATTAAAGAACCGTCGAGTGCACGCCCATGCATATCCAGGGTGCCAGTTCCCGTACTTGTCTGTTGGGGTCCACTCGGTTCCGCTACCGTTTGCCATGTATCCAAAACTTTTATCAACTTTAATCGTCTCGCCAAAAGGTCCAAGATTTATCGCAGACCTCCACAGTTGCACAATATCTGACTTTTTCAATTCATATATTGTGTCGTCGATCCAATGCTCATTAAGAAACTTTATATCCGCATCGATCCATGCCATGTATCTCCAATCTTTTGGAAGAACTGCTACACCTTTATTAATTAAATTTTCCTTGATCCACAATTGACCATCCATGCGAAACTTCAGGTGTTTCCAGACATTGAGATTTCCCAAAGGGGTTTTACCAATTAATTCTACGACTATAATTTTCAATTTAGAATTTTTAGAATTTTCATTTACAAAATTGATGAATAATTCCCGGCGCCTCTTGAAGTTACAAAAATTGAAATATGGAAGAATTACGTAGAGTACCTTTGTCTTGAAACAATCCATCTACATTATTCATGGATAATGTTCTGGCTGATGGTAAATCAATTTTTGGAGAACCAGGGACGGGTGTCCATGAGACCAGTCCTAGATACCGTACTGACATTTATTTTAGCATTTTTAATTTCAAAAATTACTGGGATATTCTTTTCTGGACATTTATTGTTGGAGAATTGTTTCATGTACGGAGTCGAGTAATTAATTTCTTGGAAGATCTTACATGATGATCCGTGCATGTGCCCAGCCTCCCCAGCCTATTTTCAAGCTTTCTCCCCGTCTTGCCCGTCAGCGCCGCATTGCAGAGTCAAAGCGCATGGACACTTTTCGCGTTATTCATGAGGCTCTCAAGGAGACGGCAAAGAAAGAACAGGCGTTTCTAGCTGACATCTTCAAATCTCGTCCAGAGGATACAGAAGATGATGAGAACTAAAATGTGTATTATTAATAGTTGAATGTGGTCTCCCCGTGCAATCAGGCCGCTTGAGATTGGGGTTGGTCTTAAACTGATTCCTGCTCAATACCGCGGGAAATGGCTACGAACCGCCCTTGATGGTTCAGGACCCGTTGGAATTAAGCTAGGTCAGTTTATTTCCAATCGATCTGATATTTTTGGTCTAGAACTTTCGAGGGATCTCGCCCCCCTCAGAGACAACGTTACGCCTGTCAAATTTTCCGCCCTTTCCGACAAAATTCCGCCCGGTATCACTGATGTTGACCCAAATCCTCTTGCATGTGCCAGTATAGCGCAGGTTCACAGAGCCAAACTCAAGGGACGTTCGGTTGTCATTAAATTCAAGCGCCCCGGGGTAGAAGCTCAGATTAAAGAAGACCTTAAAGTCATTCGTGGCTGCACTCAGCTCATGTCACTCGTTCCCGCGTTTGGTATGGATTTTGCAAACCCTTGGTTGAACGAATTTGAAAAAGGATTACTGGCCGAGGTTGACTTTCAGACGGAGATTAAAAACATTGGACTCTTTCGTGAAATGTACCGAGACAGGGAGGATATTTCTATACCGAGACCATATTCTAAGTTTTCAAATGACGACGTCATTGTGATGGATTATGTCCCATCAGAGACTATCGCCGCGCCATTCTCGGCCGAGCGACTTATAAACATGTTTCTCGAACAGCTCTTGTATGAAGGAGTGATACACGGAGATCTTCATACAGGAAACGTTGGGCAGTCTGGAAAGAAATTAGTAATTTATGATTTTGGAAATGTAATTAAAATTAATCCAGATTACAAATTAGCCATTCGAGATTTTGTGTATGGCGTACAGACCTCGAACGTTGACACTGTCATGGAAAATATGAATCGGATGGGGATGACAATTCGTGATGATAAAATTGCTAGAATTTTTATAAATCAATTTTTAAAATATCTTCAAACCTTGAGCCTGCAGTCCTTCAGTGTCAGTTCTCCTGAAATTCAGGAAAAAATTACTCAAGTTCCGGTCGAACTTGATCCAACGACCCTTACTATACTGCGGTCCTATACACTTCTTGAAGGATTAGCCAAAGAGATTGATCCTAGTTTTTCTTACGAGAGAATTTTGACAAAGAACATTGAGATGCTCTTCTTGGACTTGGACTATATCGCCTATCGTATTTCCAAGGATGTAAGATCTTGAAGCCTGGAAATTTGAGGAATTGATAGGCGAGGATCATGATTTCCCTCATTGAAATGAATTGGGTGCCAGTTTTTGAGTTTTCGAACGACTCCCAGGTTTTTGAGGGAGTCGTCTACAAAATAATAGTCCAGACATGTATCAAATTCTTGATAGAATGCAAACTCTGGCTTCATGTGAGATTTGGATGGATCCGGGCCGGGGCATCGAACCTTGACCTCGTCGCTTATAGCCATTGCGACGAGGTTGACCCACTTGTATGGCGCATTTGAGAACAGCGTCACGGGAAATCCCTTATTAATCAGACTACTGATGTATTCAGCATCTTTTTTAAACTCTGGTCGCTCAATCACGTCCACGAGATGATTCATGAGGCTATTGTCATACACCTGTTCGTTATAATCGGAGCTGTCTATGCCGAACCCAGTCGTGAGGCCACGGGCTGTATGACCATATGCCATATAGAGACTTCTGTTTACCGCGGCTGGATCTTTACAATCTGGAAGTTTTTTCTGAAGGTAGCGAGTTGCGTTATGTTTTACATGTGCCAAAAGGAGGCGGTCCCTAACAATCACTCCATCGACGTCGAGAAGTAGGCATGACATAGTAATATTCTGTGGTTTTTCTCTAACTAAAGAATTGGATGGTTTACAACATAGAATGACATTCAATGTTGCTGAAGGATCGTACCCTCCAGTGGCCTCGGGTGCTGGCTACGACCTATTTAGCAACTCTGAATATGTCATCCAACCTGGTTGTCGGGCGGTTGTGTCTACAGGGGTCACCGTCAATTTCCCACCAGGAACTTATGGACACCTTGCGACTCGCACTGGACTCGCCGTAAAGCACGGTCTTTTGATTCTATCAGACACTGTGAACCCAGACTATAATGACGAACTCAAGATTGTAATTCACAATACAGACCAGAAGCGCCCATTTATAATTCGTCCAGGATATCGAGTTGCCCAGTTAATTTTCCAAACATTTAATATATGAAGTTTGCATTTTGCCTCATAGGTCAGCCATTTAGAAAAGGTAGTAATCAAGAAGCAACTTCGGGGCACTCTGATTCATACAATGCACAGGTAGAAGCTATAGAAACTCATAATATCTTTATAGAAAGACAAGATGTGGAATGCGACGTGTTTCTTAATGTAGAGTCTACTCAATATAATGACACTCTCAAAAAGTTATATGGAAATTATAAAGTAACTTCAATATTCAGAGATGGTATAAAATCACAAACTATAGAAGAAGGGGTAAAAAATAGAAAAATACAAATGGATCAATTAGTATCAAAAATAGATAGAAATAATTATGATTATATAGTATTTTTAAGAATTGACATATTTCTGAAACCATATTTTATAGAAAAATTCTACTTTACTGACAATATAAAATTTTTATTCATTACTGAAAGTCAGTTTACTGTTAATAAAACTCCATTGGGTATGGCGCGTTTATGTGATATGTTCATAAGTATTCCAAAGAAACACTACGGTATACTAGATTATAAAGAGTGCATTTTACACGAAAATGCAATGAATAATATATACTTGCCATATAAAAATATAGAGTTGGTATCCGAACTTATGTATGATAGTGATACTGAAAAAGTAAAGAATCCATACTATTATATAACTGGCCGTGAAGAACGAAATATTAAAAACGAATTTAATGGACTAGTATTGAATGATATGAAAAATCATATAAATTTATGGGTATTATTTTTGGTATGCGCTTGGGTGATTATCATACTTAGAGGATAAGAGTGTTTAAATGTAAATGGCAACCTTTCAAGCAGTCGCTTGGGATGGCGCAGATAATGATGACGGTATGTATACTGTTCGAGTTTTTGGACGTACCGAGGATGGCAAATCTGTTGCCCTCGGTACGACTTTTGAACCTTTTTGTTATATAAAACCCCCAAAAGGGTGGAACAATGTATCATTTGTTCAAACAAAGTGCTATTCTGTAGAGAATCGAAAATCTGTGGACCTTTGGGGGTTTAGGAACGGCGAGATTGAAAACTTTCTTCTCGTTCGTTTTCGTTCGCACAAAGGTCTCAGAAATTTCGTGTGGTGTATAGAAAACAGGAAATGGCCTGAATTGTCTGGGTGTACTGTTTACGAGTCGAACATTGATCCAATCTTGCGATTCATGCACGTGACCGGTATTTCATCAACTGGATGGCTCGATTCTGGGACGTGTGAAAAAACACTCGATACTTCATGCGATCTGAACCTTTGGCAGCCCAACTGGAAAACTCTGAGACCCGTGGTGCGCGATGACATTGCTCCTATTAAGATTATGTCTTTCGATATCGAGTGTTATTCGAGCACTGGAGCATTCCCAGATCCAAGAAATCCAAACGATTGCATCTTCCAGATTGGCATGACGACGAAGAATTTCGGGTCGACTGAACAAGGGGTGAGAGAATGTCTGTGTCTCAAAAAGACTGACGGATATCCTAGTTTTGATACTGAGCGTGAACTTTTGATTGCGTTTGAGAATTACATCAAGAAAATAGACCCAGACATTGTCACTGGATGGAATATCTTTGGGTTCGATCTCGAGTATCTTTTGATTCGTGCGACTATTCACTGCAAGCTCACGCCCGTGTGGGGACGCGTGAATTATTCATTTGCAGAACTTGTCATTAAGAATCTAAGTTCTAGCGCTCTTGGAAACAACGAGCTCAAGATGGTTCCTATGAAGGGTCGATATGTCTTTGATCTTTTCCAAGATGTCAAGCGTGAGCACAAGCTCGAGTCTTATTCTCTGAACAATGTCTCAAAGCATTTTCTAAAGGATCAAAAGAATGACATGCCGGTCAGAGAAATATTTGCTAGTTTCGCTGCTGGAGATTCGGCAAGATTAGGTATTGTGGCAGACTACTGTGTCCAAGATACAATTTTACCTCACAAGTTGATGGACAAGTTGTGTCAAATTCAGAACCAGATTGAGATGGCCAAGGCGTGTTGGGTCCCTCTGAGCTTTCTGTCCGAGCGTGGGCAGCAGATTAAGGTTTTCAGCCAGATGGCTTTCAAGGCTCGACAGCTCAATTTTATTCTTCCTACCTTCAAGAAGAGCGGACTCCCGTCGAACGATGACGGATACGAAGGTGCGACGGTTCTGGAAGCGCAAGCCGGAGCCTACTATAACCCAATCACAGCTCTTGATTTTGCAAGTCTGTATCCGAGTATCATGTGTGCACACAACTTGTGCTATTCGACCCTCGTGATGGATCCAAAGTATGACAACTTGCCCGGGGTGACCTATGAACAATTTGGTCCGCATCGGTTCGCGCAGAACGTTCCTTCTCTTCTTCCTGTAATTCTCACGGATCTCAAGGCGTTTCGTAAAAAGGCGAAAAAGTTGATGGCTGCGGCAGAGGGGACACCTATGGAGGCGGTGTACAATGGTCAGCAGCTGGCGTATAAGATTAGTATGAATTCAATGTATGGGTTTACGGGTGCGAGCAAGGGTATGCTTCCTCTTGTGGCTATTGCAAGCACGGTGACTATGCGTGGTCGTCAGATGATTGAGGAGACGAAGAATTATGTCGAGGCAAACTTCCCCGGTGCAAAGGTGAGGTACGGTGACACTGATTCAGTCATGGTTGAGTTCGATGTGCAGGGCCGCAGTGGTCAGGATGCGATCGACTATTCTTGGGAACTCGGTGAGCAAGCGGCTGAGCAGTGCACGAAACTTTTCAAGGCTCCAAACGATCTCGAACTTGAAAAGGTCTATTGTCCATATTTTCTATATTCAAAGAAGCGGTACGCTGCAAAGATGTACGAAAAGGGGCGAGACGGTTTGATTACATTCAAAAAGATTGATGTCAAAGGTTTGCAGGTTGTTCGTCGCGACAGCTGTCCGTTTGTTCGAGAGACTCTAAAGTCTCTTTTGAATATGATTCTTGAATCGAGTGATCCACGTCCAGTGGTTGACGCGGCCCGTGAAGCAGCTCGGCAACTGATGAGCGGAACAGTTCCTATTGAAAAGCTGTTGATGAGCAAGCAGCTCGGCTCTAATTACAAGGTGGCCATGCCACACGTCAACGTTCGAGACAAGATGAAGAAGCGATCTCCAGGTTCAGAGCCGCAGCAGGGGGATCGCGTTTCCTTTGTCATAGTCAAGGGTCAAGGTAAGATGTGTGAAAAGGCGGAGGACCCTGTATGGGCTCGTGAAAAGAATGTTCCCATTGATTTTCATTATTATTTTACAAACCAGTTTCAGAAACCAGTCCAAGATCTTCTAGAGCCTATAGTATCGTCGAATACTATATTCAATAAGAAATTCATGGTCAAGACTGAAAGCACATCGGAAGTTGCAGCGCGGAAGGCGTTTCTTGCGCGGTTCGCCAAGGCCACCTAAAGTTTTCGCGCTATTAATTAATATGGAGCAGAGTCTCACAGAAATTTTTCAAAAGTTTAATCATAAATTTTTGAAACTTGAGCAAAATGTCATCGATCATATCGAGACTGAGGTGAATATGCGAATGAGCCTTCGCACGAATTCTATTGCTGAAAAACTTTCAAAAATTTATGGAATTCCCGCTGCATCTCTGATACAGAACATGTCGGAGGTTGAGGATCATTTCTGTAAAGGAATCAAGGGGGACAAGACCCGGTGTCTTAAGAATCCAAAAGATAACGGATATTGCGGGTTTCACCAAAAACAGGTTCCAATTCCGACTCCGCAGAAGCACGAGCGCATCCCATGTCCATGGGAAGAGACTTAAAAGATAGGCTCTATTATTTATTAATGAGTAAATCGAGTGTACTTCTTTCGAGCCTTGTGAAGTTTTTTGCACTTCCTGAAAATAAGCAAAAACTTGAAGATATTCTGAATCACCGGAATGGAATATCTCTTCGTCGGATTGAATGGTTCGTAACAAACTATTCAAAGAATAAGCACGTGACTTATGTTGGTCCAAACGGTAAGATGTTTACTGTTCACGTGGCATACAAGTCGAGCCTCGATGGGTACTCTAAGAAACTCTTTGACCCTTTTTGCCGAACAGAGCGCATCGAGTTTGACGGTATTACCACCACTGTCGCTCAGCTCAATTTTCTCAAGTGGGTCATTCAAAATGGAATAATCAACCACATGATGACTACGCAAAAGGAAGACCCGCAAACCCTCCCTGAAATTGAAGAAAGTTGTATCCATAATAAAATACATATAAATTGTATCCCTGTATCACCTGAGCTAGATATACTGGGTTAAATGTAAGTGTAAGCGTTGTCGTTTGTGAGTTAAGTTTTGAAAAATTAAGATAACCTCCCTGGTTGTACTCTTTTGGTGTAAGCCCAAATGAGTACGAGTAGATGTTCTTTGACGGTATTGATAAAGAGTGGTCCATGGGTTGCTTGAAACCAAAGTACAACCCACCCGGAAGAGAACTTGTAATATCCATATTATTTAGAGTAATCTTTGCAGAAGTTATAACATCTACAAAATTTGTATTACCTGAAGGAAAGCTCATAGGAACTGACGTATGAATATATTGAGTTGTATATCCATAATTATATCTCGAATCGTAGTAATTTCCATTAATTGGATTTTCATAATTCTTATTTCGAAAGAACCACGCGAGGGTCTGTACAGGAAACGACGCTGTTAAGTTGAATATTGGCTGTGATGACGTGTATGTGAGGACCGCATCTTTCTTTATGCTATTAACAATGTATCGCAATGGTGTATTTTTGTAGTACAATCTTTCATTATTTTGAAGAAGAATTTCTTCCGTTATTATGGATGGGTTTGTAAAATCGACGGGAGTTATGGAATTTGTCCACCATGTATAGGGTTGAAATGTAAATCGAATATATATCAACTGATTTTTCATAGCACATGTAGGAAAATATGGCTTGCGCAGACGTTCACGACCTGTATTATTTACAGAATGTCTCCGGCAAAAGAAAAACTCGAGGGGTATAGTTATTTCTCCGTTAATTCCTTGCATGGCGGCATTCATAGAGAACTGCTCGTCTGCATCGAGGAACATTTGGTCTCGTATAATGAACCAGTCGTCATAGAGTGTCTCTACAATGGTTTCGTTGACCAAAAAATCGACTTGTTTAATTATAGAACGTCCAATATTGGGTGCAAGTGTGACGCCGGTTGGAAGATTAATTCTGAGCCACATATTTGATATAAGGTCTCCGAGCTGGTTTGGATAGAGAATAACCTGTACGACATTTCCTTGATATGTGGGACTTGGTCCTGGAAGTGGTATTGCCCTATTAAACATTATAGAATTTGTATGTTGTTTGAATGAAGGATTCCATTGAGATAATTTTGGATCATTCGTCATGAAAAATTCATCTTGTGGACCTCGTGCAAAGAGAGCCAAGAGTGACCCAGAACTAAAACCTTTATTTTTTACTTCATTAAAGTCTCGTGGTTCAACTGGAAACGGAAAGTCTGTGTTCAAATCTCTAAATTTTGTAAAAAGTCCTGTAACAATATTTGGATTAATTTTTATAGTACCTTGTTTCGGTTCAGTGGTTGTAAATGTCCCTATGGTTGTTAACTTTGAACTAAATACAGGGCGTGTTGCGTTTGCCCTTACATACGTAGGGGTTGAGTTATTAGGAATAGAATTCACACTCGTTCCAATAAAGGACGTTACACTTGGAAGTTTTCTCCCAAACTTGTCAGTTCCCCCATATAACCCAACTCCAAAGTCTTTCACTATAAATGTATCTTTAAGGGGTGTAAGATTAGAAACTAACCACCCGTCATTAAAATTTGGAGGGACAACGCCTTTAAAAATAAAACGAACTGTATTTTCTTTGACAGTGTAATATCCTAAGATTGAAAATTGTTTGAAACTATTAACAATTGGTACGGAACCTGGTGGGTAAAGAGTCACAGAGTTTGCATAACGAACTTCATTAATTACTTGACTAGTGTCTGATTGAAGTGTGAATGACCAATTATAAGGTTCAGAAACGAGTGACGATACGGCCACATTTCCAGCCGCCTTACTTGATCCAGTTGTCACTATTTGTCCTTGAAGACCCGTGATGTTCATAGCTGTCCATCCCGCTCCTACATTTGATGTCCACGATGTTGTGGCGTAGAATGTAACCTCTTGTGGGCCTGTCACTTTAAAGAATCCAGAAACTTCAACTGGTGTAGAAATTACAGGGACACTTTGCTGTACTGTGACCGGTGGTGTTGACGCTGATGTTGATGATGGTCGAATTGCTGCAGCTGTGGACTTATAGCCCAAAAATTTTAAAAAATCAAACACACTTTTTTGTGTAAAATGTGAAACTCTTACAACATCCTCCATCTACAAATCATCTAGATTTTTCTCCCACATCTGAACCACACTTGTCGCCTTGAGAGAATCACGCTCAATCTGTTTCGCCTTACATAGATTCTGGAGCTTTTCAACCTCTTCCGCAGTGTACTGGTACGTCTTGATATCGAGGAGCTTTCCCCATATCGTTTCTGAATACACCTCTTCCCGAAGTTGTCTATGAATTTCGTCAAGAGGCTTGTTGAACACCTGGATTCTCTTGGCTATCGCGACATCTCTAATAAATCGAGCCTTTTCTGTGAGCCATTGAATTTCAGAATCAATCTCACTGAGCATATCAGCCTTGCGGCGACGATACACCTGCAGCCGGACATCTGTATAGTCGACCAGAATATCTTCGGCACTATCATATTTTTTCACGGCACCGTTTGGACCTATGAGGTACATGTTACTCGTGTGAATAGTCTTGGTCAGCCCCAAGACGCGGGAAATATCATCAACTTCTCCGGCCCATACCCGAAAGTCTGGTGTCGTCTCGGTTGAATGGTTCTCAAACTTTTGAATAACTCCCTTCTCAACAAGACCGTCCAGGTGTTCCTTGAAGTCCTGGATCCATTTTCCTGGAGGAAGTTCTGTAATTCGAATTTGAGACCCCTCGCGTTCGTAGATTCCTTCGAGTACCCACGTGTGCTCTTTGGTCTTGGTCACCTTCCCCTTGAACCCCTTGAAATATGGAACCATTGGTGCCATATCAACTTGTTTCAGAGCGCACCGAATGTTATGCTTGATAATCTCTGGATCGAACGGCGGAACATAACAACTAAACCCGGTTCCGATACCTTCAGCTCCGTTCACGAGAATAATAGGAATTATAGGAGCATAGTACTCGGGCTCAACCTTCTGCCCATCATCTAAAACATATTTAAGAACGTTATTGTCGGACGGATCAAAAATCTTACGGGTCTGAGGAGAGAGGCGTGTAAAAATATAACGCGAGCTCGCTGCATCCTTCCCACCTGCTAGGCGCGTGCCAAACTGTCCACTCGGTACAAGAAGGTTGAGATTATTCGATCCTACAAAGTTCTGGGCCAAGTTTACAATCGTTCCCTGGAGGCTCGCCTCTCCGTGGTGATAGGCGGTCTGTTCTGCCACATAACCAGCAAGTTGTGCCACCTTCATATCACTCGTCAGATTCTTTTTGAGACATGCGTAAATAACCTTGCGCTGACTCGGCTTGAGACCATCAACACAGTGAGGAATCGAACGCTTAATGTCCTCCGCGCTAAAATTTGCAAGATCTTTGTGAACGAAATCAGTCACTGTGAGATCTTTGATATGACCGTATCGAATACCCTTTGGCGGCTTGGCCATGTGTGCAGTCATCCACGTCTTGCGATCATCGGCGAGTGCCTTTGAAAAAGCGAGGCACATCGATTGGTCCATTGATGTATCTCCCCCGAATGCCACCGTCAGTCGATCAATCTGCTTGAAATACTCCTTTGCTTCTGTGCTTGTAGAAGTTCCAAGACCCTTGTAGTACTTCACGGACGCATGCGGGGCCCCCGTAAGAGACTGTCTATACTCCTCTTCCGTAAAATACCACTCCTTCCCAGCCTTGATTACAGGTGTCACCATAGATACAATAAACCCGAGTTCAATGAGTTTCGGCCAGTAGACGTGAAACATGTTCAGAACGAGACCCTTGATGTGACTTCCGTCAAGGTCTGCATCGGTCATAATCATGAGACGACCATATCGAAGCTCGCGAATCGAATTATACACCTTACCATGCTGCAGCCCGATGATTTTTTTCAAGTTATTAAATTCTTCATTCTCAGTGACCTGGGTCAGGGTTGCGTCTCGAACGTTTCGGGGCTTGCCTCGGAGTGGAAACACGCCGTATGCATTTCGACCAACCACGCTCAGACCCGCAATTGCGAGTGCCTTTGCAGAGTCCCCTTCCGTCACTATAAGTGTGCATTCGTGGCTTTTGTGCGAACCGGCCCAGTTGGCATCGTCAAGCTTTGGAATTCCAGAGATTCGAGACTTTTTGGACCCGTCAGTCTTCTTGAGCTCCTTATCATTTTTGGCATTTCCCATGGATACAAGCTCGTCAAAAATACCTGACCCGAGCATGTCCTTGATAAACTTTGGCTTGAGATCAATAGTCTCAGTGATACGGGAAGTACACTCAGCCTTTGTCTGGCTTGAGAATGTAGGATTGATTATAACAGAACGAATAAATACGGCGAGAGTCGAACGTATCTGGAATGCCTTGACCGTGATATTCTTATTCGCTAAAATTGCATCAGTCACTGCTTTGACAACCTTTTCGACGTGCGACCCTCCCTTTGTGGTACAAATCCCATTAACCCACGAGAACTGCTGGAATCCTGCACCCTTGGAGTGAGTGACAACAATGTCAAAGTTATCGGTGTGCATCTTTGCCATAGGTACATCTCCCAGGTGCATGCGCGCATATGCCTCGAGTGATGGAACGGTGAGTTTCTGACCGTTAAATTCGACACACGCTTTCGAACACCACATAGCTGCATCCCATGTTCGTTTCTCGACAACCTTGAGCCAGTCGTTCATAGAACCAAACTGGCTCGAATCTGGCCTGAATCCTATGCAAACGCTCGGGCCGTTATCAGACGGTGTAAACTGGGGAGCTTCGCAAATGCTCATATTATTACGCCACGACTGAGAGTACATTTGCTTTCCGTCATAAATTCGAATATTGAACTCTTTTGAAAATACATTTGCAAGCTTGGCTCCGTATCCGTTACGGCCACCGGTGACTCGCTGTTCGTCGTCGTTATAATTTGAGCTGGTGAGGAGATGGCCAAATATAAGCTCGGGAATCCACATTGGTTTTCCTTCGGCATCTTTTTCGGTTGCGTGTTTTTTGAGAGGAATAGACACTCCGTAATTTGTCACAAATGTAAACCCATCTGAAACTTTGACATCAATCTTGCTCACCTTTTTAGGGTGCAGAGAGTACTGATCTATCGCATTGACCAAAATCTCATCAAATATTTTTACCAATGCAGGTGAAATAGAAACGCGAGAATGGGTGAATTCGTCTGAGACTCGAACCCACTGGTCAGTGGACTCGGGCGCCAGGGATCCGACATAAGTGTCGGGGCGTTTGAGAATATGTTCGACATGAGTCAAACGAGTATAGTTCATTCGTTTATGAATTAACGTTTGTGAGCTTTAGTTAGGTACCAAGTGATCACGGCTGCAACAATTGTCCATCCGGCGAGATGATCCATGGTGTCCATGTCTTTAATCTGCTCGGGAGCAAGTTTGTTAAATTCTTCCTTATAGCCGGGAGGCTTGAATGGGAGCCAAATGTACCGCCCAAATGGAACGAGAGTAGGCTTCAGCTTGTCTTGACAGTTGTAAGAATAATCATACCATGCTAGAGCAATATACGGGAACCAAATGAGGAACGCAAGGACCCAACGGTTCTTATGGGGTAAATACCAATATCCTCCCGCAAGAATTGCTGTAAAAATTATACACTTCCAGTTGAATGCAAAAGGATGTCCTGAAAATAAACCACCGGCCATTTACTTTTTAGATTTTACAAATATAATTATTAAAATTATAATTAAAAAAACTAATATACCAACTGGCAAATATGGAAATGATTGTACCGGTTGGGGATTTTCAAATTCCATAAGCTTTTTTCCAATCCATTGAATAACTGCCTCGTCGGTCGTCATCCTGGGCTTTCCAAGGCGGTCATTGACAACATTGTGAACCATTACAGACCAGTCGAAAAGTTCCTCGTTTGTCTCGGGTATGGGATAGTCTTTAAGAACCTGTGCAAAATGGTTACGACAACCCTGGCATGGAAGAACGTATTGATAAAGGTTTATAAAGTCCCTGACTTTGTCTGGGTTATCTGCGTGAAAACATGCGAGGTGAAGAGCTCCCCAAAAACTTGGGCCAAATATTCTTGGATCAAGTCCCATCTGATTTTAGTTTAGAAAATTATAGAGCCGCCACGAAGGCGGAGGACTAGGTGAATAGTCGATTCCTTCTGAATATTATAGTCTGCGAGTGTCCGGCCATCCTCGAGCTGCTTACCAGCGAAAATCAGACGTTGCTGATCAGGGGGAATTCCCTCCTTGTCTTGAACCTTCGCCTTGACATTGTCAATTGTATCACTCGACTCAACCTCGAGAGTGATCGTCTTTCCTGTAAGAGTTTTTACAAAAATCTGCATTTCTAATCATGCACGGCTATCTTTTAATAGGGTGCTATATATGAAGTGTGCCTTGTTTGTTGTAAATTTCCACCGCATTCTATTCAACCGTCCAAGTTTTGATACATAATTTTTAGAATTTTTCAGAATATTTTGAACTGTACTTATTTTGTTCGTGTTCACGTTTGCCCTAAGTTTCTTAAAACTATTAGTTAAATTCATGTTTGGATTTTTACTGAGTTTACTAAGTAGTTCGCGAACGGTCAATACAGGCCTCGCCAGAAGTTTTGGGTGTCTTACTTTGTAGTTTTGGTTATATGGTAGGTGCGTCTTTCGCGGAGTTCCAGCTTTTGGAGGTCGGATTGATTTCTTTATAAAGTGAGTATACCGCACGTGTTCTCTCGTCCGGGAAGATTGCCGAGCAGATGGCCAATTGTTTGTTGGTTTATTCGGGGCATTTGTCCCACCTCCTTCGTTTGTTTTAAAGTTACCTGGAGGTAAACATGCGTTGACTATATATACACCTTTTCCAAGACGCTGAATAACCGTCTTGAGTAATAATGAACTTCCGTGTTTCACTTGAGTGTACACCTCTGATCGTAACGGAGGTGGTTCGAGTTCCAAGTTTTCTTCCGTGACTGTTCTAGTTCGCGAAAGTGGAAGCTTCCAAACGTATCCAAATGATGGAAATGTGGAATGTTTAAAAACTAAAGAAACGCTTGGGCATTTATCCCCTTCGAAAAATGTCCTAGACAATATTTCGCCATGATGAATACCTTCCCTCCCGGCAGAACCTACGAAAAATCTCAAAAGGTTTGCGTGGGACTTGAAATATTTTTCCGCTAAAATTCTCCCGGCACCTATGAACATGCACCTGCCCGGCTTTGCCAAAAATATAACAACTGTATCTTTTGGAACTGTCCATGAAATATTCTTGTTTTCGTTCGCAGTCGCTAGACTTCCGTGAGCCTCAACCAGCCTTGCCCCAAAACGCGTATAAATTTCAACTATTTCATCTTCTAAATTTTCAGAACGTTTGATACCGCGCGTACGATACATGGTAGATATCTATATTTTTATTAAACCATTCTCTAGAACTTGAAACCAAATCTTGTTATTCGTCTTGACACTTGTTTTCCCATACACTATCAACCCCTTGGAGTATTTATATCCCTCATACCCATTCTTCTTCATAAACTCAAAGAATTTTGGGGCAGTGGTGTCAATCTGATGATCGCCCTCACTCACATTCGCCGCCACCTTCCCCTCAAACATTACTATAAACTTGAGAATGTGATTCACCATGATCAGGTCTGGAAATCTATTAATTCCAGTCAACCTGACATGACTTCCACTTGGGGTTTTCAGGTTCTCAAGTTCTGAACCGGCATGATTTGCAAACACACATGTAAAGTCTGAGTTCTCACTCAATAACTGAAATAGAATCGTTGCATTCTTTTCAGAATTTGAACCTAGAGTGTAATACGGTTTCATATTCTTCTTCCCGAGTGTACTTTCGGTAAACCCATCGAGTCGAAGATCCCATGCACCGTTTGAGTACCAAAATTTAGATTCACATTTGCCTATATTTTCAACATCGTGATTAACTAGATTAAATGTCGCGTGAGGATCCATGGCACATATGGTTCCACACATGGCTGTCACGCGACCAACCTGAGGATCGCTCGATATTGTTTTGGTATTTTTTTTAGAAAGGCGAGACTGAATCGTGTAATGATTCGGACCAGTCTTGTGAACTCGAACTGATACCCCCGAGCTCGATGTGATGGCGTTTGTTTCTTTCTGAAACTCTTCAAAGTTTGAAAATGCTTCGAAATCATTCAAATCAACACCTAGACCGACGACTGCAGACACGCCAATAGTCTTGCACATCCGCATGGACATGCGGAAAGAATTACTATTTATATTAGTCTGCTTGGTATAAAATAATACTGCTGGAACTCCCGGATATTCCCGCCAAGCTGCCAGAAACTTTGTTAGGCGCTGATAATACGCATTTCCGTCTCTGTCACCCTTTGTAGATTCTACAAATAGAATCGGCTTTCCGTTCTTGATCACAATGTAATCTACGCATGACCCGCTACCAGTGAATAGAGCCAGTTCGGCTGGGGCTTTCGTGAAATCAAATTTCCCAGACCATATTCCTGAATCTATAATAGGCCGAGGGGTATAGATCTCATTCTGAATTTTAAGAAATTTCATAATATACTCAAGTTCTGGAACTTGAGGGCATTCTTCTGTAATAATAAGTAATTTATCCATTGTCTAGTGCATGGAGATATCATCCTAGCGTCTGCATGACTTGAATTTTAAACTTTTTTGGCGGCACGGCGGTTACGATTCATCTGATTTCGCACCTTTACATGACTCTTTAGACTTGCAATTTCATTCTTGGAAAAGTTCATCTTCTTAGCCTTGAGCCACTCGGCGCGCGCCTTGGCCGTTTTGAGCGTGTTAATATTTTTGAAAGCATTTAGAAATTTGCTTGATTTGACCGGGCTTGGAGTTTTGTGAGCCTCAATATAGTTTCTGATAATCTTATGATTATTAGAAGACAGTTTTTCCCAGTAGTTTTTGAAGCCTGACTCGACTACTTTGCGTCGTGCAGTCTTTGGGCTGTTTGGACTCGGGCTCTTGGGCTTGGGCTTGATCGGTGGTGAAGACTTTTTAAAAAAGTTTCGGGCGTACCACTCCCCGCGGTCCCTGAAATGTGCAAGGACCTTGCGCTCGTGAGGAAGGACCTTTTTCCAATACAACGAATAATAGATAGCCCTTGCAGCTTTGGTAGGGCGCGTAGATGACATCGCTCTCTTTGCTTGCAAAAATGCGTCATTTACGGGGCTCGCGGGGCTAGGTGGAAACTTTTTGGTAAGTTTAGTCAAAAATTCTAATTGCATGTTGGTATTAATTCTATAACCAGAATTCTTCATGGCCTTTATTGTGTTCATCGCGTTTTTTCGAGTTTTAGAACTTTCGAGCAGTGAGTTGTAAAAGTTCTTGTTAAGAACTGGCCCAGTACCTCGTCGCGCACGGGCCCTCTTGATGGCGGCGATCTGGGCTGGTTTGAGGTTCGGCCAGTTTCCTCTTTCAAGGCGGGCCGAAAAGTTATTCACCCGTGTATAAATTCCTGTAGGCGTTTTAGTCTTCTTATATTTCAGACGGCACACGGGCTTGATGGAGTCGATGTAATCATTCCTGGAAAAGATGACAAAATTGTATCCCATGTAATTAATCTGTCCGCCCATGAAGAAGTCGTAGTGTCGTGCGACCTCATTATCGACCACCCTTTTGAGATCATTCCATTTCCACCAGTCGCATGGAAATTGCTTGCGCTGGTTCGAGTCGAACAGGTATCCCTTCCCGTTGCACGTGTAGCCCGTGATTGCGTGGAATTTGTGCTGCTGCGAGTTTGAGGCTTTCGAATTTCCGATCGTAATTGAGCAACACATCTTCGAGTACGTCTTGGGTCTGAAAGATGGAATACTATCCAGCCGTTCCGATTTGGAAGACACCGCGACCAGAAAATGAGGGCGCTTCCGAGCATCCGCAATTGGAATATGTGCGTGTTTATTGGTAATGATGTAGTCTGTGATTCCCAGGTGTTTGAGAATCTTCGGGAGCTCTTCCTGTGGAAAGCCACCCTTCACACCGGAGTGCGCTTTCGCAATGGTTCCAGCCAGGCTCGCACCTCCGAGAATATTGGCCGACTTCCCAGTCTTGAGTGATGCACTTCGAGCCCCTGATCTAAAGCACAAATATTGGTCCAGGAATTTGTAAAAATATATGCGCTTCGCAGTTATCAGCGACTTGACGCAGGGCGCAGGGACCCCGTCATCAAACTGTTTTTTTTCCGCAACCGAAAGGGTCTTGTAGAACTTTTCGAGGTGATCGAACAGGATTTTCTGCCCCGCGTCAGATAAAAGAAACCCGTTGATTATCGAAAAGAACCAACAGGTCCCTCTAGTCTGAAGGGCACCTTCGCCACATGTCATCCTGATTGTACCATACAAAAAAATCGAGTCTTGTCCGTGGCAAGATCATGTCTTCCCTGAGTTTTCAAAAACAAACACAATGACTTCGTGGCTTCGTTCTCCTCCTCCCGTCTACACGCGCCCCGCACCACCTCGGGTTCCTGAGCAAGCGGTTCGAGGTGGTCCGATTTGGGACAGGATTCTTGCTGCGGCTATGGCTACTCAGCACCCAGAACCTGAAAAACTCGCCGAGTCAATGTTTCGCTCAAGAGAGCACGCTCTCAACCTCAAGGATAACAGGCATCACACAATTCTCGTTCCCTTTCAGGCGGAGACTAGGAACGTAGTCCAGAAGAACGTCAAGCCCGCAGGGGCCAAGTGTTCGGCAAAGACCCTGAGCGGAAAGCCTTGTTCCTATAAGGCTTTATTTTGCGGATATTGCTCAAAGCATCTTCCGAGCGATGAGATTCTCAAGCTAGTCCGTAAATAATGTGTGTTTAGTGTAATGGATTGGAACTATATTTGGGCCGCAATAGCTGTCAACTTTCTCATAGTCTTTATAGTTCCTCGTATTATAAAAAAACCGACAGGTATTCAGGCCATAGACGACATCGTGTTGTATCTAAATTCCCAGAAGGGTTTTTTGATCTCTTCATCATTTGTTGTTGCTTTAACAGTATACTTGTCCCAGAAATGGGTCGAGTCTGGTTCAGAAAGTCTTCCGTCAAGCCCAGAAAAATATTAGTGAATGATAAATGCCAGCAGATTATATGAGTTCTGAAAGTGCACGTCCATGGCAGAAACTTGGGTCATCGTCAGCCGTTACTCAGACATGGCCCGAGACTGGATCTGGCTCACTACTTCCTATTATGAATCACACGTATTCTAGTGGCAAGTATGAAGCCCCTCTCCTAGGTGTAGGAACTATGTATGGATCAGCCAGCAGTACATCTTCCGATGGTGTAGTTGGTTTTGATCATGATGATCTAGGTGCCCCTGTATAAATATGTTAATTTAATGTAATGGCGACCACAAATTCTGCAATTAACCAGACGAATAGTGCACTGAAAAATCTCAAGAATGCATCAGCAGCCCATAACAACGCTCTAAAAGGCGTGAATGTTAGCCAGAATGTTCGAGCCGCAAATACAAGCTATAACGCGGCAGCGAACGGCTTCCGTGGTGTAGCCCAGAAGATGAATTCACTCAATCTCAAGGGTGTGGCGGCAAACTTTAATGCCGCGGCAAATGCAGCAGAGGCTGCCGGAGCCGCAAAGTCTGCCAAATCTGCAAAGTTGGGACTTAATAAGCTTCGTAATTCTATGCTTTCAAATATGAACAAGCTACGAAACAATCAGGTTCTCACTAACTCAGCAGGCGTTGCGTAAATCTTCAGGAACTTTGTTAATAATTTCACGGGTCCATGAGTGATCCCATTCTGTCACTTGCGTGTCGTAGCATTCCTTCATACATCTCTGAAGTTCATTCTCATTCGGGAATCCCCACATCAGATCACGTGTGAATAAAAAATCATCGAACCCGATGGGCCCTTTCGTACATGGTACAACCCACGGTGTTTTTACGTATTCTTTGAGTCCTCCATAGTCTGCAATTATTACAGGCTTGTTCCGTAGGGCAGCCTCGACCGCACCCATTCCTACACCTTCAGAATGTGAACAATTGATGTAGCAATGACATTTTTCATGAATTTTCTCAATTTCTTCATGAGAAATTAGTCCATTAATTATTTCAACCCCTGGAATCTTCCATGGAACTTCACGATTGCATGTCGCCTTAATAACGAGACGAGCATCTGGAAACTGACATCGAATAAATGTATCAAGAATACCTTTTATATTTTTCCTAGGATCAATTGCATTACCAATTGTATAGAATGTATATATTCCCACGCGTTCAATTGTTTTAGGAATGGGAATGGGAGCCCAGTGATGTAAAACTTTCCATGTAATTTTAGGAAATTGAATTTCCAAAATTGTTTTTGCAAAATTTGATGGAACATGAATCGTTTTATATTTTTCAAGAATTCCATAACATGGATTGACCGGCTCTGTTTCACAAACTGTCATGTAAATAATTTTTTTACATAATTTTGAATAATTATTAATCAAAATTAGATGAGATTCAATGGGAAGAACAAATGCAAAACCATGAGAATACTTTTGGTGTTTAGGTACATGACCAACTTCTACATATTCTGATCCGGGAATGCATTTAGAATAATTGAGGGTCACCTGTCCTATACCTGATAACAGACTTGGTCCAATGAATAGCCACATGGATTAATCAATATTGAATTGTTTAACTGAGTGCGCTAGGTATGCGACTTGAAATTCTATAGGATTTTCAATTAAAATTATAAGAAGAACTTGCTTGGCAAGACGATTAATTGGAATCCATGGAGTTGTCCACGAAAGAATCCAGGGAAGCCAGCCCATCTGGTCTTGTCAGACAAAAAAGTTGTGCCCAATTAGACATGAGCCTGGTGAACGTGGCCCTGATGACTGCTTCTGAAATTTGGGGAAATGCAAATTTCAAATTATTCACTACAAACGGAAAACATCATCATTTGTATGCAGGTATATTGGGATATGTGGGAGTGCTCATTTTTTTGATCAAGTGTCTCCAGACTGGGAGCCTTCTGTGGGTCTCGGCAATGTGGGAAGGGATGATTGTCGTCATGGGCTCTCTAGTTGCAGTGATCGTTCTCGGAGAAAACTTTGAAAGCCCTATCCAGTGGATAGGTGTTGGCCTGGGAGTTGTTTCCATGCTTTTAGTGCACCTAGGTGGGCATGTAAAGCTTCCAGTCTAGTGTAAAGTATGGGTTATACAGACTTTGAACGTCATGTCCTTGAGCGCCTCACAGAGGTCGAGGAGGGCCTCCGCGAACTTCGTGGTGTTTCGTGGCCAGTGTGTCAGGGTCTAGTGGACAAGGAAGCTGGACCGTTTTCAAATATAAAAGAAAAGAAGCGTTTTTTTAAATTTTTGGATATTGACGAAATCAAGTCGCTTTTGAAGAGCAAGGCGCGATTCATGGGAATGTACCAAGATTCAGTCGTCGAAGAACTTCGACAGGTCCTGGTAGAGGAACCTCGGGTGTCCGAGGTATGAGCTTTGTTTTCCCGTCTATATGAATTCCATTCGAAACATAATCATTTAAAATTTCGGGCGTTTCAGTATCACGCTCAGGGTCCTTTCCGTGTGCATAGGTCCTGAGCTTGTTCCAGACATGAGAGCCATCTCCAAAACTGCTCAGGTGCCATCCTCCATATTGAATAACTGGAAACTTCCAGCGGTTGTCTCGCATATAATTAGGACCATATCGTTTAAAATAATCAAGATTAGTCATAACCGTCCCTACCCATGGCTCCCCCGTAAATATATAATCACAAGAATACTCAAACATCCACATGTGAATAGATACTGTCAAATGTGGAAGATTCTCGAATGGAATAAATGACAAGTTTGGAATTTCGTCAACATCGCTAATCATTATGACTGCATCTTTCGGTACATTTGTAAGACCACGACTAATACAATTTCTCTGATATTTCTCACGACACCATGGGTTTTCATCTTTTGGAGACTCTTCGGCCGTGACTATGACGTGCTCAATCTTGTTGAGCCATTTTGCAAACCTTTCTTTATTCTTCTGAAAAAACAACTCCTTTGTAGTTCCTACGTGATTTAATTCTGATTCGACAATTACAAACAGGTCGACATATTCGTCAAGTACTGTCAGCCGCAGCTCAAGGACATCGAGCTCGTTATAAAACATGAACGAATCTACGAGCATTTGTATGTAAAATAACTCTTCCCTTTAGCTTCTAAAGATTTAAGTACGTTTCTGTAGTTTTCGTGGTGCCCTCCGGGTGTCAAGTGATGGAGAGCATCCGAATCAAACCCGTATTCGAGTTGTCTAAGCTTTCCTATATTACAATCGGTCGTAAAAACTGTTCGAAGTCCTATGCCCTGCTTGGTCAAGAGGTTGCTCAATATGACATCGTCGGCCCGCGAAGCCTCATCCCTCAGTTCATTAAACTCAACAACGAGATTCTGGATCCACCTCGCCTTGACTATGACCGCCCCGTAGCCTTCGAGCACATCAACCCACGCCCCATGCTGTCTGGGATAGAATTTATTAAAATAATTTTCAAAATTAAAACCAGAAAGTCCCCACGCAGATGTCTGATCAGTCGTCCACCATTTGATTAGGTTTGTAACGAGTCGTTCATCATAAACTGTATCATCATCGAGATAGACTATGAGATCCCCTGGATTCGTGTGAAGCGCCGGTCCAATAACTTTTGTGGCCGGGCCATAATCTTCACAAGAATTTACAATTATACTTTTATCAAAATTAGGAATGAGTCCATTCCATTCGGGGAATCGTTTGTAACTCTTTGGAATGTTGACCCAGATTTCAGTGTGCAATTGTTTTTGAAGTTCTTCTACAAAAGTTCCAAGTTGTTCGAACCGACTTGGAATGCTCGTAAGACTAATTATAACCTTCATATAAAGTCTAAAAGTCTAATTACTTTAGATGGAGATTGTGACAAGTCATTGGAATGAAGATCTTGAATGGCTTAAAAAATCAAAATATCCAGTGGTTCTTGTAGATAAAATTGGTGCATCTCCGACATGTATAGAGCCTGCATACGTTATACCAAACAAAGGAAACGAAGCAAGTTCGTATATAAAATACATAATAGAGAGATATGATACGTTGCCAGAACGTATCGCATTTATTCACGGTCACGAGGACTCATATCACTATAAACACGATAAACCTCTTCTCGATTTAATCGAAGCGGCAAACCCGTCATATGGCTATATCCCTCTCAATGGGTGGGTAAGGTATTATAGATTTATGAATGAAGAAGAAGTTTTAAATTCTCCTAAACTGTGGGATACTCTTGGTCTTCCTTCAAATATAAAACCAAAAATTGGGAGTGTTCTATTATTTGAACCGAACGGTCAGTTTATAGTCTCCCGTCAGAGAATTCACTTACACCCTAAAGAAGTGTATGAAAAAATGTACGAAGCTTTAATGAACGAGGAAAAAGAGTGGTGCCCTCACGAGAAACAGGAAATTTACAAGCTAACGCATGTATTAGAGAATGTTTTTCATATAATATTTGGAGAGAATAATATATATTTTTATAATATAAATTGGTTCAACTTTAATTACAAACTTGTCATATGGCCCGGTTATCCTCCCCCGATGATTAATTTTATAAATAATTTTATAGCAAATATCACATAATTCCCATTGTTTGGAGAATTTTTCCTGAATGTATAAAATCTTCATAACTTTTACGACTGGCTGAAATTTCATGAGTTTTTGCGGTTGTATTTCCAACACATATAGACGACCAGTCATCTCCAACTCTTCCTATACTTGTCCACTTGATGACGCGCTTTATTATTTTTTTATAATCAAAGAATCTGGAAAATATGTAATCATCACTGAGGTAAAATGAAGGATCCATATCAGCGGTCAAAGGCTCTATATATGGAAATCCTAGCACGCTTTCAAGTTTGAAAATTGTTCCAAACCCATCCTCTAATAATTCCGTAACTTGTCCATGTTTTTGATAAAGAATGATTGTGTCTGGTTCATATCCCATTTTTACTACATTCTCTGGATAAGATATTCCAGAATATCCTACAACACCCCCGAATTGCAACCATCCATTATAAAGTCCGTAAATGTATAAAGGACTGTATGTCATGTCATCATCCATTGTAACTATCAAAGTATCTGGATCTTTTTCAAACTCGAGAGTTGGTAATATTTTATTTAGACATGCTCTATCATGGTCGAGTTCATTCACGCGTACTCCAATGGCTCGCAGTGAAGGTATCAATTTTGGGTCAAGCTTTTCTTTGAATCGCGCATAATTTTTAGGAATGTTTATATACATTGCATCTGGTTTAAGAATTCCATTTTGAATGCTTAGGATTGATTGTATGACAGACTCTTCACGTGTTGGAATAACTGTCATTGTAGTTATTATCCTAACCATTTAAAGTTTAAAGGAGATATTTTTTTATATGGATATTCGCACTGTTGATATTCTATATTTGCATGGTCCACATCGTCCGGAACGTAAGGATCATATAGAACGGGTTCTTCGAGAGAAGGGATTGACGGGTACATGCGTGACAGGTATTTGCAATCAAGGGAAACAAAGTGGAGTCATTAGCATGATTCAACTTCTTGAAAGTCGACTTGAAAACTTCAAACCTTTTGTGTGTCTTGAGGACGACTGCAGTGCTACGGATTGGACTGTTCCAGTTTTTAACATTCCTGAAAATGCGGATGCCATGTATATCGGTATAAGTGCATATGGCCTTCACCCTACCGAGGATCAGGCTATTCTTCGGATTGAAGGCACTCATGTTCCCGAAGATCCTACGATTGTTCGGATTTATAGTATGCTTTCAACACACGCCATTTTTTATAATACGCGTAGGTGGGTCGAAAACTGTATTCAATGTTACAAAAATGCGCTGGCATCGAGTCGTCCCGAGTCGTGGGACATTCCACTTGCTCGTTCACAAAAGTTTTTCAATATATACGCCCTTCGAAACCCCCTATTCTATCAGGATGCGGTTGTCGGAGGTCAGCAGGAACCGACACTTATAACACTTTAATAAATTATGGGTTCAAGACTTGCTATGAGCATCTGAAGCTCATCTTTTGAGAGAACCTTTGTATGAAAATTTGCATGTGGAATTTCTGGAAATTCTCTGCGAATATGAACATAGCTCCCCTTTTTCACGGCTTTCATGGCTTGTGTATCATTAATAAGTATTTCCTCAATCTTTTCACCGGGTCTCAACCCCGTGACAACTATGGGTTTGTTATACTTCTCTGAATAAATTTCACAGAGGTCCTTAATGTTCATAGAAACGAGTTCTGGTATTACAATGTCTCCACTCTCTCCATGAATAATAGCATGTTCGATAAGATTCATGCTTTGTTCAGGTGTCATAATGTAACGATTCATTGCCGGGTGTGTAAGAGGAAAGAATTTCTTGTCTTCTGATTGACCAATAAGTTCTAGAGTTGGAATTATGCTTCCACGGGAGTTGAGAACGTTTCCGTATCTAACTGTTACAAACTTAACACCCGGGACATGTCTTGACTTTTCAATCATCATAACTTCGGCAAGAGCCTTTGACATTCCATAAGCGCTTCCGGGGTCACACGCCTTGTCAGTGCTTATGAAGCAAACAGTCTTTACGGGTAAATCTTCTATAGAGTCTAGAATATTTTGTATTCCGAGAATGTTTGTCGCTATGCACTCGTGAGTATCCAATTCACATAGATCTATATGTTTCATGGCGGCTGCAATTATGACGGTATCGGGTCTGACTCGCTTGAGAACACTCTTCACTTTGTCCTTGTCTCGAATGTCCCCAATTATAAAATTAATATTTGGAAAATTAATTTTCATCTTCCACTGTTTGGACTCATCACGGCTCATAATATACATAATATCACTTGAAAACTTCCGAGCGATTGCATGACCGAGTGAGCCTGTTCCGCCTAACACTAGAATTTTCATTATAAAATATGCAAATTTATTTTTTATCTTGTAGTAAATTATGAATAGTCAGAAGTTTATAGATTACTGCAAGCATCACAAATCTCTTACGTTCCCAATGCGTAATTTCATAGTGGCGTTAGGAGGTGGAATGGCTGTCAAGCTGTATCTCATCTCTCGTGGAGTCAGCCCGCTACCCAAAAAAGTTTCCAATACGAATGATTTTGATTTTACATTTTACGTAAATCACCCCCTCAGTGACGCAGAGGTTGAGCGTTACTCCCTCGAAATGTATAAGTGCATGTACAGTTTTCTGAGTGGTTTTAAACGTATGGATGCTTTCAAAATTAAGAGTTATACCCGGAAGAGTTATATTCCTTCTACGGGTAAGAGAACATATCACGTTGTTCAATTTAAGAATGCAAACGGGGAAGATTTTATAGACTGCACTCTTGCATACCTTCCTGGAATGAAACGCAACGATATAAATACGGACGTATCAAGAAAACTGGGTCTTCCAATCAAGAAACTCAAGTATATGTACAAGGATGTCCTTGTGGTCCTTGCCGGATCTTTTGTTTACAAAAAGATTATGCCCAGAAATCCTCTTGGAAAGAATAACCCAGAAAAGGGTCTCAAGAACACAGCACGTGTAGCCGCCCTTCAAAAGGTGAAGACATCTCCCAAGACTGTTCGAACTACAGAGTTTCTCAAGGCGATACGAGCAAAGAACAAGAGCATAGCACTCACCAAGGCCAGGGCAATAATAAGAAATATAGCCAAGGTGAGAAATACGACTAAAAAATTGTTGGATAACTTTAAATGATGATAGTACTGCTCATCATATGTATAATAATTTTGATTCTTGTTTTACTTATACAAGATCCTGAGCCGCCTCAAGAAAGTGGCCGTGGATATTGTAATATAAACGATCCGTGGAAATTTCCATCGAATGTTGAAGATATAATTACAAAAGATGAATGTCAGGAAATTATCAATATTGCCGAACCAAGATTTAAGAGGAGCGGAGTTGTTGGAAAGGTTATACCAGATGATGATAGGACAAGTGAGACTGCATGGATACCTAAAACACACCCACTGGCAACTAAGATATTTAATAAAGCTTTTGAATTTACAGGAAAGACTATAGAAAATTGTGAAGACTTGCAGGTTGTACGGTATCGCCCCGGAACGTTCTATAAACCTCATCACGACTCGTGTTGTGAAAATACAGAAGGTTGCATAGATTTTGAAAAGAACGGAGGGCAGAGGATAGGTACTCTCTTGGTTTATCTAAACGAAGACTTTACTGACGGGAATACTCACTTTCCAAATATGAAACAGATTTTTAGAGCACCTGCCGGCAGTGGTTTATTTTTTAGCCCAATGGATACCAAAAATAAGCAATGTCATCCACTCGCTCTACACGGAGGAATGCCCCCGACTTCAGGAACTAAATATTTATGCAACGCATGGATACGTGAAGGTATTTTTAATAGTTCCTTAATGTAAAATGAACTATATTATAATAGGAATTGTTGCATGTGTATTAATTTTAGTAATAACTTACTTAGTTATTCCAACCACATCTGCGAGTGGCGGTACGTCAACCTCGTTTAGCAACGATATATGGCTGAATGCCAGGTCAAGTTCTGGAACATACATGTCAGTATCCACTCCGGGTCCAGAATGTGACTATTGTGCGTGCCCTATAAACTGTAACGGTACTCCACGGGTGATTGATTCCAAGTGCCCTCCACAAATTATGGAGTGTGCACTACAGGACTGTTCTCCAACTCCCAATTGTTTACGTGGAAGTAGTACAACAAGTACATATATGCCTGAGCCCTATCAAAAAATTCAAGTTGTGTAGACGTCAAGTATAGTAATGAAAGGGCTTCATCACCAAAGAAAACTTTCACGCAGACCTCTGCAAGAAAACGAGTTGTGATCACGCCACGTTCAAGACTCCCACAACTTTTCAAACACAATGGCTGCATCAATGTTCGCTCAGGCGTGCGAGGCTCTTGTTCGTGAGCGTGACCGTGTCTTTCTGGAGCGTATTGCGAAGGACTACAACTTGGACTTTGATGAGCTGAGTGTCAAGTACCTGGAGTGCTCTGAAACGGCTATCAAGGTTCCTCGCAAGTACACCAAGAAGCCGAAGGACGTGTCTGTAGTGACCGAGAAGACGGCTGCACCCACAAAGACAAAGGAGCCTATTACAAAGAACTGCTGTACTTCTCAGACCTCAAAGAAGGAGCCGTGCAAGTTCAGCGCCCTGAAGGGTGAGGTCTTCTGTCTTCGTCACCTGAAGCAGTCTCGCGGTGAGACGAATCAGCCCGCGCCTAAGAATGCAAAGGCCAAGAAGGAGGCCAAGGTTGAGCCGATTCACATTCACCCACTCGATGAGGATTCGACAGACTGCGATACCTGCTCCAAGTACGGAAAGCCTCTGGCGCCGACTCCGACCGAATTCGAGACTGTTAATCTGAGCCCGGCTGAGCGCATGGCTTCGGCTCCGGTCGAGCTGACCCCGGTCAAGCTGACTGCGGCACAGCGCCTGGCAGCCATGCTGATGGAGGCTGAGTCAGATTCGGATTCTGATCAGGAAAATTTTGACACTGTTGTAGAGGAGGCGTATGAGGACGACTAAATATTTGCAAGAACCTAGACCAGTCAGCCTTCAGTTGACAAAACCCCATACCTTGTAGTTTAATAAAAGTCATTATAAACAAAGAAAACATAAGTACGTATAGGAATAGATTCTCTTGTCCTTTTGTCTTAAATTTATAGACTGGCCCAACAAGTCTACCAAAAAACGTCTCATCGTCTGTTTTATTCGTGAGAAATTTCTCAATTTCCGTCAGTGCACAGACTGACTGATTTGTGACCCAGTGAATCATTATAAACGGAACTATGAGAAGATGAAGTGTTAAAAAGTATTCACTGCCTATAAACGGTGTTAGAATTATAAATACTACAAGTAAAAAATGACAAATATTTATAACTATAGGAATCATCTACCATGGCTCTAGAAATTCGAGTTGCGTTTACGACACAGTCATGTTTGCTTATGCTATAGCAAAGACAATGGGTTTCATTCGCCCCACTCTCAAGACCCGTCAGCATGTTCAGGAGGTATTCCAGACATATGTGAGCCGTGAGACTATTCGCAGTCAGTGGGTTTCAACAAACCGGCAAATTATCGTACCGTCTGGGACTATGGGGAGAGTTGGTGAGATTTGTGACGCTATGAATAAGGGGTCTGATAATGTCACAAGGCCTCATACTCAATGGCTCCCTCCTAACCAATACGAGTGGTATGCCAAAAAGATGGGACTAGGTCCCGAGTTTATCAAGAGATGTGAGGATTGGCACGCGGCAAACCCTACAAAAGTGTATAAAAATACACACACCCAGGTTATTGACCCCGAGCCAGTTCTCAAGATGATGAAGAAATATTCCAAAAAGGGACCCCCAACTGAGAACGGAAATTCAACTCCCACCCGCCCACCAATTGATAGGCTAATGGTCGCATGGGAATGTGCTGGATATTCAGCAGCTCAAATTGAGATGGCTGTTGCCCGCCTTGAATTTATGGAAAGTCAGATGGAGGTTAATCAGAAAGCACTTGATGCTATATTTGGAAATTATTCGTCGGCGTCCAAGCCTGTCAAGACCAAGACTAAGAAATTGATCAAGGCTGTTAAAAAGAAAATGACCTAGTTTTGTAATGACTGATAAGAAGATATCATGGGCAGACATTATGGACGAAGAGGAACCCCTCTCGATTCCAGTCATAATTTCCAAGCACGGAGTCAAGGTTAAAAAAACAGAAGTTAAAAAAAAAGACCCATCTAATAGTAATGAAAGAGTGCGGGACGTGTTGTGAACCGTTTAATAAATCGACTCGCAGTGAAATTGTATGCACCTATTGTCCCAATTTTAGCGCTTGTGCATCGTGTACTGAGCGATATCTCACCGAGTCGAGTCAAGATGCACACTGTATGTCATGCCGCAAGGTGTGGCCTCGTTCATTTCTGGCTTCAAACTTTACTCAAAAATTTATGAATAAAACATACAAACAGCACCGAGAGAATGTACTTCTCGAACGTGAAAAGGCGCTCATGCCCGAGACTCAAAATTTTGTCGAACTTGAAATTAAAATTAGGAAACTTACAACTCGGCTGATTCAAACTGGCCAGAGTTTGCAACGTTCGAGAAGAGAACTGTTTCGCATCAAAGCAATGTCTCTGAATGAACTTGAAATAGATGATGAATTTCTAGCTGGTGAAAAGCGTATACTCATGCAGATCGAGCCACGGCATAAGTGTTCTGTTCTGAAAGCTGAGTTGGAACAGGTGGATGAGCATATTAAGTTTCTTTCATTGTACAGATATGGTCACCGTGACGCGACTCGTTTCAAGAGAGTATTCGTGCGTGCATGTCCTGCGGTCAACTGTAAGGGATTTCTCGGAACTGACTGGAAGTGCGGGATATGCGAACAGTCTACGTGTAAAGAATGTCACGAGTTATCTGCAGACGATCATACATGTGATCCGAACAATATCGAAACTGCTCGTCTTCTGAATCGCGACTCTCGCCCATGCCCGAAGTGTGCGTGTATGATTTTCAAGATTGACGGGTGTGACCAAATGTGGTGCACTCAGTGTCATACTGCATTTAGTTGGCGCCATGGCACTATCGTGACTTCTATTATTCACAATCCTCATTATTATGACTATCTTCGAACGAGTGGTAACATTCCACGAAACCCTATGGACGTTCCATGTGGTGGTTTGCCGGAGTGGGGAGTTATTCGAAAATTTGGAATAAGTCATGAAATATATCGTCTTCCAATTCACGGAGAGCATGTACTTGGACCTTCATATCAATATAGAGAATTTGATCCGCACCACAACCGAGAGCTTCGTATCAAGTATATGATGAACGATATAAGTGAAGAAAAATTCAAAATTCTTATTCAGAGAGATGAAAAATGTCGGCAGAAGAATGGCGACGTGTCCAACATTCTCGAAATGTTTTCAACCGTCATGACTGACTTATTTCAGAAGCTTGTGAGCGAAGGCAATTCAGAAACTTTCATGATTGAATTTGAACAGCTCAAGCTATATGTCAACTCCAGTATGTCTAATGTTTCTAGCAATTATAGCAACTGCAGGGTTCCTAGAATAATTGATATGCACTGGGATATGTAAAAATAAAATAATTGAGAGAATCAATGAAGATAATCATTATAGCCTTCCTATTTTTACTATTGATTCTATCACTCGTATTATTAAAAAATAAACCTATATCCCAAATTCCAAAAATAATACACCAAACAGCCCCACGTGATATGAACAAGTGGCATGAGATATGGCCAAAATGTCAATCGAGTTGGAAACTTAATTTTCCAGATTGGGAATACAAAATGTGGACCGACGAAGATCTTGATGAATTTATGAAAACAAAATATCCAAAATATTATGAAATGTATTCTGGATATGACATGAACATAAAACGTATAGATGCGGCAAGATATTTCATATTACGTGAGTATGGGGGAATATATGCCGATATGGACTTTGAATGTATTCGAAACTTTGAAGACGTTCTTCCTTCCGATAAAGTATCAGTTGCAGAGTCTGCATTTGCCGGTGAGGGATTTCAAAATGCCCTTATGGTGAGTCCACCGTGGCATCCTTTCTGGGACAGTGTTATTCAAGAACTAGAGATTCATAAAGATGATCCCCATCCTCACCATGCCACAGGGCCTCAGGTCCTCGTTCGTTCAAATGACGGTTCTATAAATCCTCTTCCTGCCGCTCAATTTGCAGTCGTAACAGATCCATATTATATTGCTAAAAAAGAAACGGTTGATAGAAACGATAAAACACTATATGCAGTTCATCACGGAACATGTTCTTGGTGTCAATAATAATTTTCTAGTATATAATAATGTGGTTTATATTATTAGCCGTAATTATAGTTTTATTTATATTAAGATATAAATTTGGGTATACAAACGTACCTGTAGAAGTAACTAAAACAGCCCCGGATGCCGCAGTTCCACATATAATACACCAGACAGCTCCCGCCGACGAAACAAAGTGGAATCCTATATGGAAACCTTGTCAAGAAAGTTGGAAACGTAATTTTCCACATTGGGAATACAAAATGTGGACCGACGAAGACCTTGACGAATTTATTAAAACCAAGTATGAATGGTTTTATCCTACTTATAAAGAATATCCTGATAATATTATGAGATTTGATGCGGCTCGATATTTCATTCTTCACATGTATGGGGGAATATATGCCGATATGGACTTTGAATGTGTTCGCAACTTTGAAGAATTAATCCCTGTAGGCAAGGCATTTGCGGCGGAAACACCATGGGATACTCTAGGTGAAGTATACCAAAATGCACTTATGGGATCTCCGGCAAAACATGAATTTTGGAATAAAGTATTTGCAGATTTATTGGAGCATACTAAACTCAGTGTCCTCCACGCAACAGGTCCAGAGGTTATTCACAGAGTTGCCGACGAAAATCCTGAACTATTTGTTCCCCTAAATAAACAAAATTTCTCCCCATCAATTGATAAAAGTCTCGATGTTCCAAACCACGATTTTTCAACAGTGACTATAAAAGAGAGGAATGATCTCACAATGAAACGGTTTAAAATACCGGCGGGCCCAAATGTATATACCCGTCATCACGGAAGTTGCGAATGGTGCGAAAGCAAAGATTAAGCCGTGTTGTGAGGTTGGGAAGATAAGGATATAACTGATAGTGTTTAATATATGATTGTTCTAGTCCCTAGTGGTGGTCTCGGGAACCTTTTGTTCCAACATGCAGCCGCGTGGACCTTTGCACCCGATCATGAACTCGCGGCCCTCGCGTATTACCCAGATTTTCGTCCCAAGTTTGGAGACTATCCGCGCCTCTTTCGCCACGTCAAGATGCTCGGGACCCCGTCCGACTCTGAGAAGCACCCCCAGTTTGATTTAGATCCGGACTATTTCCGTATACTCCGGGCCGTCCAGTTGAGCGGTGAGCGTGTGGTCTTCAAGGAGAACGGGGGCCCTATACCCGACGATGCCCGTGTTCTTCATGGATATTTTCAGTCATGGAAATACTTTCACGACTATCGAGTCGAGCTTCGGGACCTCCTTCGTTCGAACGAATCGGAGTTGTGGGAGGCTCAGAAGGCGCGATTCTCTGGAGGAGTCTGTGTGCACGTGCGGTGGGGAGGTGACGGCCTTACGCAGTTCACCATAGGCCAGCCCGCGTGCACATTTGACTATTACAAGACTGCAATGGACCTCTTTCCGGGTCAGAAGTTTCTGGTATTCTGCGAGGAGCCTGACATGGTCAAGGACTTTGCGGGACCGAACGTGGAGATTATCACCGAGTCGGACCCTTTGAAGACTTTTTTCCTCATGAGCCTGTGCGACCACTTCATCATAGCCAACTCGACCCTTTCGCTCATGGCCTATTACATGAGAGAGAACGAAGACGCGCAGCTCGTGGCGCCCCGGCAATGGTCCCGAGACGTAAACTTCAAGATTGATGACTTGATTCGACCATCACCTTATATAAAGTTTTTAAACATTTAAAATAAAATGTATACACCCTACACAAACTTCATTGACACGATTATCGATAATCCTACACTGGACTTCAAGAGCGACCCTCGGTACACATATATGCTAGAGCACACGGACAATTACATGCTCGGAGCCGCAAAGGAGCAGGTCCATATACTCACTGGTGACGGATTCTCCGTTGATGACCTGAAAGACTTTGCAATGAAGAATGACTCGGTCGGAAACCCTGTCCGCCGCAAGGTTTTTGACGACCTGGACTGTTCTCCGACCTCGATACGGTACTGTTATCATTCTATCCTTGCCCTTCGTCATTTCAAAAAGTTTTCGAACGAAATTGACATTGTCGAGATTGGGGGCGGGTACGGAGGCCTTTGTCTGGCCTTTCATTACTTTGCTCCCAAGTTCGGGGTAACTATTAAGAGTTATACAATTGTTGACTTGCCTTCTCCTCGGAAGCTTCAGTGCCGTTATCTGAAGGAGTTTGGTATCGATCCAACCTTTCTTCCGGCCGATACATATGGAACAGACGTCACAGAAGGCTCTTATCTCGTGGCGAACTACTCGTTTAGCGAGTTTGACGAGATGACCCGAAGTCTCTACCAAAAGACTCTTTTTCCAAAGGTTACTCACGGGTTTATGGCGTGGAATTGTGTCCCTCTGTACGACATTGGACACGAGGTCGTCTCCGAACCCGAGGTTCCAAATACCGGAAAGGGGAACCTACACGTCTATTTTTAGAATAGTACAATTCGTGCATGATAGACTGTCTATAATTTCACTCGAATATAAACCGGCATATACTATGAGAGTAACATTCGATAGTTCTGGAGGAATGGGATGTACCGTGAGATGCGTCCCATAGACTCTTTTCCCATGTTTATTAATATCATTATCCAAAAATCCAATAATATTCTTATTTTTCAGGTAGTAATACACGACTTGCCCAAAATGTCCACCTGGAATTATATACGTATTATCTGGTACATCAATCGATGATATAATTTCCATTCTTTTTTTAAAATTATTAAATATAGAAACTTCTCGACCGGGTCTCTTATTTTGGGACGTTCCTATACATTTCTCACCGCGAACAAAGTGAAAGAATATAGAATGATTTTTGAAATTTTCTGTTTTTTCTAATCTAAAATTGTTATTTTCAAAGACCGCCTTGACATCAAGAAAGTCTGCAAAAAATGTATGTTCAGTGTGTATCGGTAATATTTTAGAATTTTCATTCATGACTGGATGTGAAATTATAACATGACTGACTCCACCCTCTGAACATCTTTTTATAAACTTGACAGGTTCGTATAGATGTTCAAACACATGGCTCATGATGACTACATCAAATCCTTTGAAATTAAATTCTTCACAATTTCCTTGAATAAAATTTACAGAATTACTTTCATGTGAATTGATATTAAGAACGTAATATTCGTTGGTTTTTTCGAGTTGAGGGGTATATCCACCGACTTCAATTATTCTAGAATTATCTGGAACACTTATAAAGTCTAAGAAACTTGTATGGTGTTGTTTCCATGTTGTGCTGTGGGCCGTTCCGTTATGAGGCTCACTATAGAGCAAGTCTTGTGGAATAAGGGTCATGAGCTGCACTGAACCACAATCGGGACAATATCCATAGGCGAGGTCTTTGAAAATATCGTTGTCACTTGAAGGAGGTGAAAAAGTAACTGGGAACTTTTCAAGTGTTAGTGTTTTGACCAATGGAGCGGAACATAGACAACAACATAATCTTTCCATATATTTATAAAACCACGTTTTTTTAATAAAAGAAAACCGCGTGCAATATTCATATGAGCAGTAAAATTTACGCCTCACATGAAGACAAGATAACTATTGAGAAGAATGTGATATCTGTAGAAAGATACTTGAACGAGCCCCGGTGGAAGATTCACAGCTCGGCAGACCAGACCAGTGAAGGTTATGCGTTCTATTTTTTTATGGACTCTCCAGGAGACGATGCGTTTGCGCATTGGGTATTCGAGAGCTTTATATTTTATCCATTTCTCGTGGATATATTGAAAGAACATCCGGCTACTAAGATTCTCACATCGAACAAAAAGAAATACGTGCGAAACATGCTTCTCCTATTTGACATTGATATTCCAATAGTTCACGAGGTTGAAACTACTATAAATACTGTGTTTTTCCCACCGGTCATGGCGATAAACCACCCCTCGATGGAAATTTTTGATATTTATTTTAAAAAATACATTGACAACCTGAAGATTGACAAGACCGTGAGCCCTATCAAGTTGATTTATCTTCCACGAAATAAATGTGAGAACTTTCATTACAACGACAGAGCCGAGCCCCTTATGGATAGCATAACAGAGTTGGTCTTAAAAAACAACGGGACGGTCCTAGACACGTACCCTCTCAATAATATAAAACTTCAAATGGAAATTGTGAATTCTGCGGAAATTATCATAGTTCACTACGGGTCCGCATACTGGGTGAACTGTGCTCACCTGAAAAACAAGACTATAATATTGCTTGATAGCCCAATTCAGATAAAACACATACGCACCATGGTATTTTACAATAAATTTTTCAAGTATATATGGGCAAATAACACTATTATGCCTGTTCTCGACTACACGGAAGAGCTCAAGGGCGTGTTGAACTCGGTTCTCTTGTGATTGTACGGCCTATCGACATTAAACTTCATATACGTCTTTTGCTCTTGAAGAAACTCTGCGTGCTGATCATATCCGGGCCCGGTAATCCACGAAAAACTAAATCCTAAATCTTTTACAATTTTCATCTCCTCCGGAGTATATTCAATCATATCTACAAAAGACGTTTGAATATCGGGTATACGTTCCGAAACGTTTACAAACGAAAACCCGTGATAGAGAACGAGATAATTTGAGTACATCAAGTCATCAAAATAGTCCCTGTGCTCAATTCTTCGAACGTCAATCTTATCGAAAAAGTCTTTTAGGGTATCTCTTCTATATACAGGTATATCACCCCATACTGTATAGAGAGTGAACCCCTTTGTGAGCGTACGGAGTTTTCTAAAATCATCGGGGGACTTGAACACGGATGCGGAGCATTTGAGTATATTTATGAAAAAATATCCATCAATAACAGTATTTCCGAAGAACTTTGCTTCAAAGTTTCCAGGTTCGACCTTTCCACCAAATACCTTTTTGTTAGAAAATATATGATTAATTTTTGATAGAATATTTTCCTTGGTAAAGTATTCCGGAATGACCTCAACCTCCGAGTCTATGACTATAAAGTAATCATAGGTCGACTCTATGAGGGTCATGAGAGCGTAGTATTTTTTGATTGCGATGACGACCTGCCCGCCTCGCGCCGAATCGAACGGCATGACGATTGGTTTAATGTCCTCCTTGTTTGGAAATAACTCATATTCTTCGACGTTTGTGAAGATGAGAAAGAGATCAATCCCCGCCTTCTTAAAATACGGAAGTATATCGGTAATGTACTTGTAGTGAGGTGGGTAGACTGGTACGACGAACGCGACCGACATTATTTTATTAGTTTCTTTTAAGTTTTAACTATAAACGCGGTGGGCCCCATGAAATGAGTGCTTTTCACTGTATATTCTATGTTCATTTCTTTGAGAAACTTTTCAACACCGGTTGACTCGCTGAATTTGTGGAACTCGTACTCATCAAAGACCACAACTCCACCCGGTAGGACCCTGTCCCAGAGATTCTTGAGTGCGACGTAGGTTGGACGTTCGAGGTCCACGTCTATATACAAGAGTGATATACGGAACCCTGGGTTTTCTTTGACAAAAACCGGCATGCTCTCTGTAATATCACCGTCAACCAGGAACGCACGGCTGTTGAGATTCATATCACTAAGACGCTGCGTCACGGCCTGTAGCGTGAGGCTCTCGTGTTCGACCCTATCATAGACCTTGATCATCTCGCTCTTGTCAATGGCCGAGTCATTTGAAAGGATAATTTTAGATTTTTCTACATCAAAAATATCAAACCCGATAACCTTCTTGATGGAATTTGGGCAGAAGAGTTCTATAAATTTCTGGAACGAAGCCACCCCAGATCCTTTGAAGACGCCAACCTCCACTATATCACCGGGCAGGTCCTTCACCATTTCAAAGAACCTGAAACGATGAAGGAGCTTTCCTATGACCTTGATGTCTTTCGAAAATATGAATTTATTAAAAGCATCAAACACGGAATTATCTGGCGCATTCCTTACGTTAAAATTGGACAGTGACTCCATAGTCGAAAAGCCCCTTACCCCTTTAACTATTTCCCGTGTTTTGATTTGGGCGGTCCCTCCAAAAGTTTCACTGAGGTTTCACTGAGATTCACTGAGGGTTCACTCAGGCCATGTAATTTTGAATTAAAAATTACATTAATTTTTCACTCA